GCATAAAGCGCACAACAACCAATGGCAGTATTATTACTACCAGTTGTATTAGCACGAAGTGCTTTATAACCACTAGCTGTATTATTACAGCCAGTGGTGTTTGCATAAAGCGCATAATAACCATTAGCGGTGTTATTACAACCAGTAGTATTAAAAAACAGTGCATTATAACCACTAGCAATATTATTTTTACCACAAGTATTTGCATAAAGTGCTTGATAACCACTAGCTGTATTATTACAGCCAGTGGTGTTTGCATAAAGCGCACAACAACCAATGGCAGTATTATTACTACCAGTTGTATTAGCACGAAGTGCTTTATAACCATTGGCAATATTATTACTACCAGTAGCATTAAAAAATAGTGCATTATAACCACTGGCAATATTATTATTACCACAAGTATTGGCATAAAGCGCACAACAACCAATGGCAGTATTATTACTACCAGTTGTATTAGAACGAAGTGCTTGATAACCGTTTGTAATGTTATTACAGCCAGTTGTATTAGAACATAATGCTTGATAACCATTAGCGGTGTTATTGCAACCAGTAGTGTTGGATAATAATGATTGAGATCCAATTGCAACATTATTAGTGCCCGTCATAGTATTATTTCCTGCACCACAACCAATTAGTATGTTTGAAATACTATTCGGGGATGTTCTTAAAATTGTATTACCGCTTATTTGATAACCCAATACGGTATTTAATTGTGCACCACCACATATATTCAATGTATAAACACCTGTTAACGAAGTGTTTCCAGTTAATGCGCCGCCTAAACGAACATTATTTCCAATTTTAGTTAAACCATTGTTTGCTGTTTGAACACCAGATGTTGTAGTTAAGCCAGTTACATATCTCTTTGTAACCAATGATTCATTAACAAAAGTATTACTATAATCTGAGGCATAAATAGCACCCATTCCAGAAACTGATGTGGTAAATAATATTCCACAAGTTGCATTATTTGTTGTCAACGAAATTGTTGCACCACTAGTAACACAAACTTTAGCATTACATGTACCAACGCTACATCCTTGCATATATATCATACCATCTTGTAAATGCAAAGCACTACAAGTAGATAATAAATCAACGCAACTAAGTCCACCATCATTAAAACATAACCTACCTGAACCTAACCATATTTGAGTATCACCAGTTAGTTGACCACCAAGTATTACAGTTCCACCTACTTTAGTTAAACCATTACAAGCCAAAACACCTGAAATTACTTTACCATCAACATAGCCTTTATCAACAAGTGAACGAGTGATAAAAGACGTAGTATAATCAGCGCCATATTGTACACCAACAGGGGATAAATTATAATCACAAATTTTCGCACTTCCTTGGTAATTAATACAAAAATCTTGAATTTTACATGCTGTAGAACCAAACGAAAGTGATTTACTATTACCAAGTATTGTGGTATTTCCAGTTAGCATTCCACCAAAAACAACATTCGATCCGATTTTAGTTAACCCATTATTTGATGTAATTATAGGAGTTCCTAAACAACTAGCAACTGTCGATGAATCAACATATAAAACATTAGTACCTCCAGTGTTTATTCTAACTCCAATTTCTGAACCACTAGCAATTCCAGTTGTTGCTCTAATGTCAACCTTACCAGAATTATAACACATTCCTTTATTATATACATTCCAATCTTGTTGTAAACCAGTACCATTAAAACAAAGCCCTGCATTGGTAGAATATAATTCAACAGAAATCTGTTTATTTATTCCAACCGCCATAACATTAATACCGTTGCCTTCAGTAATTCCAATTTGTTGTAAAAACTGTGTAAATATAAGATTAGTCACACCACTTATAATTGGGTTTTGTGAGGACATGATCCAAATACTATTAGCATGAGAGTTTCCACTACTTACAGGAATTAAGTCACCATTTGATACTTGCCCATTTGAAGTAAAATCATAATCTGAGGTGCGACCCCAATTCCCAGTATTTGCGCTATAAATTCCATTTTTCCATCCAGTTAACTCGTCTTTAACAAGTATCCTCATACCAATTGTTGTTTGAATACCATCAACAATTGAAAGACCGCTTAACACAATATTCCCAGTTGTTGCTACAAATACGGCTGTTTTAGAATTTAACCCCGTTGCAACGCTATCAACATATGCTTTATCGACTAACGAGCGATTAACATAATTGCTCGAATAATCAGATGCATATACAATACCAGTTCGATTTACTGTACATCTATCGTCATGAACAACAAACCCACCAGCATTTACACTCATTGCTATCCCTACTGCACAAGTGAAATCAGAACCACTTGCAACAGTATTACACTGTGATTTTATAAATATTGATCCATTTGATTTGGAATTAAGATTTACGTCACATCCATTTATTGTGCTTATATCAACCCCGTTTAAATCACCTAAAGTTAATTTTTGATTTCCTGAAATTATTACAGGAGAAGTTAATGTCCCACCCAAACAAACTGTATGTATTCCAGTTTTACTCAATCCATTTGTTGCACCAGTAATTGCACATCCACACATTGAAACCAAACCATTAATAATTGGCGCAGTTGCACCAGTATAACTATCAAAATCAATGCACGTCATTTTACCCATAAGAATATTTGAAGTACTTGCAGTATATCCTGTAAATGTACCATCATCAACATATTCAGTATTATCACGCACACCCACCAGCACTGCACCAGTTAATGAATCCTGATAAGTAACATAACCCACCAACATTTTTTCATTTGGGTATGAAGGTGGTGTGCAAGTAAAACAACCTGATTGTGAGTCAGAAAGATATAGTGGAGTTCCAGCAGTCCAAGTAGAGGTATTTAAATCATTAACAAGACCCATTAATGTGACATAACCCTTACTATTAACATAAATATCATCTGTTGCTAAACCAAGAGTATTTTCTGCTTGAGATTTATTACTTGCAATTGCTTTGTCAATTGTGGGCAATCCTGATTGTGCACCACAAATATACACAACAGTACCATTGGAAATTACTCCTGCAGAAATATTGCACACATATACGACAGTTTCTTCACCAACTTGAAGCGTAACACCACTAATATCTCTATCAAAATTTAGTTTATTCTTTTCATAATATAAACTGCCCTCACAAAATCCCCTTATTGGTGGTGTTTTACAAAATCTAATGTATTGATTATTATCAATATAACTAGGACTTGTAACCGAAAACACGTTTATACCACTAATTGTAGTATCTCCTGTTAATGCACCACCAAGCACAACAGTACGTCCAATTTTTGTTAAACCATTAGTAACGCCACTAATTGTTGATCCAAGTAAAGTACCGCTACTAATTTCTTTAATCTCACCATTGTTTGCTCTCAATAAAATCGAATCAGACATCGATCCTGTTGTTGGTATTGTTATTAAAGAAGTAGTTCCACTTATTTTAAGTGCACCGTGTATAATTGCACAATTTTGACTAAAATCCCCATATATTAACGGTTGAGCATTGCTTGAATTGGAGATATATAACTTATTAGAACCTAATTCATTATAACCAGAACAATTACCTAAAAATATATTTCCACTACCCAATGAATTATATCCACTACCATAGCCAATACCAATATTACAACTACCACTAACGTTATAATTAAATGAATTGTTACCTAAATAAACACTGCTTATTGCATTTGGTGCAGTTCTTAAAATTGTACTTCCACTTATTTGATAACCCAATACTGTATTTAATTGTGCACCACCGCATATATTCAACGTATAAGCACCTGTTAATGAAGTGCTTCCTGTTAATGCACCACCAAGTCTTACATTTAATCCATTTTTAGTTAAACCATTATTAGCTGTTTGAATTCCAAGAACGGATGTTAATCCTGTTACATAATTTTTATCAACAATTGAAAATTTGCCAAAAGTATTGCTTTCATCAACGGCATATTGAATACTACCACCGCTTGATATTATAGTATTTCCAGATAATGTTAACATACCTCCAGTTTCCTGACAGTGTTTAGTGTTAACTAAATTTTGTTTTGTTGTAAAACCCATGTTTTATTTAAATTTTTATTATATTAAAATTAGACCATCGCAATAATACTGTAAAAACTTCCGTTAAACTTAAACGTCATCGAACCAAAATCAGTGTTTATTGTTGCATATGGGTTACCGTTAATTCCCAACGAACTACAAATGGTAATTGGATTGATATTTGCACATGCACCTATATCGGTAACCGTTATTGTTTGACCAAGTGCGGGCGTTGCATATAAATCAATGACTGATGCAACACATACACCAATAAAACTATCACTACCTTTTGTTACATATGGCGAAGAAACATTACAAACATTACCTACATTGGGAGATATTCTTTTTATGTTCTTATCAACGCTATTCCAAATTAAAACGTCATCTGTTGTTGTTCCCGTTACAGGTGCTACTAATAATGATGTTGTTCCACTTGTTTTAAACGCACCATGAACTATTGCACATTTTGTAACAAAATCACCGTAAATTAAAGGCTGATTCGTACACGTATTAGCAACATATAATTTATTTGAACTCATTTCATTATATCCAGAACATGCACCAATAAAAATATTGCTTGATCCCGTTAAATTTAAATATCCTGATGCAATACCTATTATGGTATTATTACATCCAGAAATACCATTAGATTTTGCACCCGTCCCTATTGCGATATTTCCAGAGCCACTAACATTAGCACGTAAACTACCATTTCCAATACCAACATTACTATTTCCATACGTATTATTTAGGAGTGTACCGTATCCTTGTGAAACATTTTCACACCCACAAGTATTGTAATAAAGCGAATAAGCACCAATTGCGACATTTAGATCACCACTAATATTATTACTCAATGCATTATGTCCAACTCCAATATTTTGTGTACCACCAGTATTATTCATTAATGCTTGATGTCCAATGCCAATATTTCCAGCCCCGTAGCTATTATTTGATAATGCTTGATATCCATTTGCAATATTACTATTACCACAAGTATTACTAGCCAAAGCATATGAACCAACCGCAATGTTATTGTCCCCAGTGGTATTTGAATACAATGCCTGACAACCAACGGCAAAATTATTTAATCCTGTGGATGTGTTATTTCCAGAACCACATCCCAAGTAAACGCTCGATATTGTATTAGGCGCAGTTCTTAAAATTGTACACCCACTTATTTGATAACCCAAAATTGTATTTAATTGAGCACCGTTACAAATATTTAAATTGTAATTACCTGTTATATTTGTGTTTCCTGTTAATACACCACCTAAACGAACATTTCTTCCTTGAAGATTCAATCCATTTGTTGCCCCAGTTATACCATATAACCTAACATCTTTTGCAACACCATCTAGTGCTACATATGTTTTACCACTAGAATTTGTAATAACAATTCCAGAATCAATAGCACTTGTTACATCTGAAGCGTGATTATAATATGCAAAATTTAACGGAGTTGTTCCTATTAAAATAGGATCGGGGGTTATTAACACCCAAGCGCTTGCAATATTTGTCACACCATCTAAAACCCACATATATGTTCCAGATAGCGTTTCACCTACAGGAGTACCGTCAAAATCTGCAGCACGTGTCCAAATTCCATAATTTACAACCCACACCCCATTTGCTTGAGGCACAGTATCTTGATTTTTAACCAAAACTCTATCGCCGTTCGAAAGATGTACCCCATCAATAATAGTTAATCCGCTATATGGATACACTAAAATTCCTGTTGTTGCAACCCTAACAGCCTCAATTGGTTTTAATCCTGCTGCAACCGCATTAACATATTCAACATCTGGAATTGAGCGATTAGTGTAATTCGGGCTATAATCTGCTGCATATTTAAGACTACCCGCAGTCCCATTATCAGTTATTGTTGCACTACCAAAAGACAGATTAAATGCCGATAATGAATTAAATGACAGTGAATTTGAATTATTTCCACTAATAATTGTATTCCCAGTTAATGTACCACCAAGTTTAATATTTTTGCCTGTTAGACTCAAACCATTTGTTGCACCCGCACTGTCCCCCGTTTTTCCTGAAACATACACAAAAGACTCGTCAATAGATAATGCTATTACATCAGGAGTTTTTGATTTAATTGTTCTAAAATTTAAAATATTATTTGTTTCATTACCATAAACACCACCACCAATACTAATAGTATTTCCAGTAGTTAAGCTCCCAACAACACTTCCAACGACCAAATCTGATCCATTATTATATGCTACACTTGTTATCCAAGAAGTTTGATCATATGGAAATTTTGTTATTCCATCATAATAAGAAGGAACACTGCTGTATTGAAACGTTCCTAATTGATTATCAATATTTTCATCAATTAAAATCCACCCCAATAAATCAGAACCACCTACATATTCATTCCAAATTAACGATTTGGTAGGAACAGTCGTTTTTAAAAATCCTCTTTTATTAATTCCATCTGTAGGTGTTCCAACATGTATGATTCCGTTTACATCTCTATAATAATAATTATATAAAGACTTATAATTTCCATTAAAACTACTATTAAGTAAATGAGTAATAGGCAACGTTTGCACGCCAGTTTTACCACTAAAAAAACCTAAATTTGTTGCTCCAGTAACAATAGTAAGCGGAATATCATTACCATATTTTTTTTCGATTAAATTTATGTCAGATACGCCATTTTTATACCAATATTCTGTCCCACCTACGTTAACAGTTAAACCTGTATATCTAAAACTAATTGGTATTGTTATATTAGTCTCGCTAGTTGATGAAAACACAGTATTATTTGAAGATAAATATCTATTATCATATGGTTTACCTGCATTTATCTTTATATTATCATTTAAAGTTATTGCCATTTCTATTTATTTTTTAAATATTTTTAAATTCAATTATTGTATTCAATGCTGTTTGATAATTACTAACGTATACTTTATACGAATGAGGTGAACCACCAATAACGCTTGACCATGTTGTAGACGCAACATCATTTACAACAACAAAATCAGGAAACAAATTACCCCCAACATTTACACCACCACCAATAATACCATTATTTAACGCATCTACATACCATTTTGTTTTACTTGCAGACTCACTAGGGATTGCAAACCAAATGTAATCATCAGAAGTGCTATTAAAATTAATTAATAATAAATCAGAACTAAAATCTACCACCTTAGTTCCGCCAGTTACCAAATATTTATTTATTAATGGTCTATTACCACCTGCAGGAGACCCTCCACTGGCTATGTTTCCCCAATAATAAGGATATAGACCACAAATAGTGTAAGATAATGAAGGGCTTGTTGTTCCAGAGGGTAGTGCGGTAAGCCAAACACTGCAAGCACTATTATACACTGGTGTACTACCAGAAGAATACGTTATGGATGTAGAAACAACATTATTACCAACTTGAATCTTAGATGGTGTAAATAAATAACAATTACATAACGCAGTTGAATTTGTCGCTGCACAAATACCCCCCAATTGAATATAATTATACGTATTCGGCAAACCACTTCTATATGGAGAACCACCATTATATTGTGGAGCTACACTACCCCTACTAAAACAAGATGTTGCACAAATATTTGTCACACATGTACCTACTTCATATATTGTTGTTGGCGGAGAAAGCGTAAATGAACTGTTGACAGGTCCTGTCACAACTGGATTAATTGTTGGTACTAAAATTTGTTCAAGAATTGTCGATATTGATTGATTATATATTGCACAACCAGCAGGTAACCCACCAACAGTACATGTTGTAGGTGATGCACCAGTATAAACCATGTTACCACCACCAGTTGTAGGTCGAAGTACAATATTACCATTAAGATACGTTAATACCTTATTATTAGTCCCACCAGTTGCAATAATTGGTACATAACCACCAACACCATTACTTAAAGTTAATCCGCTTGTTGTAGCTATTTTGGTTTGACCACATAACTTTAATTCACTACTAGTCAATTGTTTAAATTGAAGATTATCTAAATTTGGCTGTGCAAAAAAATTGCCCATATTATTTTATATTTAATTGCTTGTTATATTATTTACTATAAATACAGAACAAACCCATTAAATTTATTAATAAACATAAAAACCTCATAGGAAAATTATCCTTTGAGGTTTTAATTTTAGTTTCAATAAAAACAAATTAACTACTTGATGGCTTTTATTAGGTATCTGGCTTGCCAGATACACCATTGTTTATCCTTTCGGGCAATGTATATGGGCTTCACACACCATTAGAGAGTTGGGTATTTCTACCTATCCTTAGTGTGACACCGTTGAGTCACTGCTCTCCCAGCTTCACCATCTACTCCTTTTTCGTAGTTAATTTTGTAGCGTTGGGCTGATTCGAACAGCCGTAAATCCTAGTTAGGGAACTCCGTGCTTATGAGACAGGCGAGATGACCAACTTCTCCACAACGCAATATATCTTTAAACCATAAATACACATTAACTTTATAAATGTCACATTATTTTATAAAAATCATTCTTTTTTTATTATCCCCTGATTACTACGTGCTTTTTTTAACATTTCATGAATACCTATATGTTCGCTAGGCGTTTCATCGGGGTCGATCAAATTGTTTTCAACTTCATTGATGCTAAGAATTTCGCTACTGTAACGAGGGAGAACGGCTTTAAATGGTACAAATTGAGTATTGTTAGATAATTCACCAATTTTTTCGACAAATTCATCAAATATAACTTTTTCTTGCTGAATCTCTTCAGATTCAATTTCCAACTCAAAAGATTTGTTTAATGGGTTTTGAAGAAGTTTGTTTATTTCTTCTTCGGCATTATCAGTCTTTATCGAATCAATAAAAAATTCTTCATCTACTTGTAAGATATTAACAAACTTATTTTCTTCTCCAAATTCTTTGGTATATGATGTTAACAAGTTACCCAATATCGAATCTGAATTTGCTCTGCTTATAGCTTCATGCATTCGAATGTCTGAAGACATTTCATTTAATTTATTTGCTTTACTTTCTAGTTTGGCAATATCTTTTTCGTCATGATGTTTTAATCCTTTGGATAATTTAGTATACTTATTATCATCATCTCGAATAACAATTTCCATTTTATCATTATCAAAAATGCAATCCGTAAATGTTTGCCCATCTTTTGCAAATCTAGCTTTAATAATTCTAATATTAGCAAGTCCAGCTTCTTTCTGATCAGGAGTTTTTCCTACTGACATGAAAAAGTGTGCCTTTTGAACTCTTTTAATATTACCCCCAGTGTGATGAGCTTCAATAAATTCGGTATCAAACCCAGAATTATGTGTATAAATATTATTACCAAAAAACATGTGAGTGTCTTTGACTGTAATATCTATAGTATCTACCTCACCAAAATATTCAATAGATTCTATTTCGTCTTCAATTAAACTAATTTCATCCATAATACGCTTCATTAATAAATTTTAAACATTTTAAAACAGTTTCTTCTTTACCATTTTTATATTCTCTTTCAGGAATTCTCAATAAATTAAATCCATTTGCAAATAATATATCATCTTTAATTCCATCATTTTCAATTGTTTTTTGTAAATAATTTGTCGCCAACCAATAACCCACTTTTAATTGATTTTAGAGTACCACATGCCGTAGGGAATTTATGATTTTCAGAACAAATTATTTCTTTACCGCTTTTTGTTTTTATTTTATAAGTTCTTTGTTTGGTTATTGGAAACACATTTGTAATTTTCTTATATCCCTTTGCTGTTAATATTTCATCACCTATGTTCACTGTTTTTATCTTAACATCTCCCATATTTTTAATGTTAACAATTGTGTTTAAATCTAAACAACGATTTGCTTGGATGGCTGACCAACAAGGTATATCAAAGTCAGATGCCAACGCTTCAAATCCCTTTATGATTGCCAATTCATTCTCATTTCTATCGGGAGCATTTTTATGTGATTCCAAACAGTCCAAATAATCTAAAACAAGTAAATCAAATTTAAATCCATACTTTTTCTCTTGAGATTGCATCCAATTACGAACATCTTTAATGTTGGTATTTTCTTGACTAAATCTTTTAATAATAAGTCTGCCTTTACCTTTTAGGCTTTCTGCCTTTTCATACGCTTTTTTGGTTACAATAATATTTTCTTCTTCATCATCCATTTTACTTAACGGAATTCCTGACCATATTGCATAGTGTTTACGCTTAATTTGATCCTGAGTGTCTTCAAATATCACCTGAGCAACATTTTTTTCTTCTTCATAAGCAGTATTGGCAATTTTGGTTAGCAATGTCGATTTTCCCACTCCCGAAGGACTTAATATTAAACCAATTTCACCCTTACCTAATCCGCCACCAGTTAATGTATCAATTACATCGACACCTGTTGGGATTGTTTGTCTGAATTCTTTTCTTAGCGCACGATCAATATTTTCGAACACTTCTTCGCAATCATCATTCTCTTCACCAATATGGGTAATCTTCTGAAACTTATCTTCTATATGCGAGACAATAAACTTATTTTTAATTTCACCATTTTTGGTCTTATCCAAAATATATTCAGCTAATTTACGATATTCTTGTTGTTTAATGAAATTGTTGGTGGTTTTTTGGACAACATCCCCATTATATAACATTTGTTTGTTAATAATCATTTCATTCCATAAACTAATTCGTTTAATTACGGAAAAAAGCGATTCTTCTTCAATATAGTTGTTGGGTGTTTTATATTTATTAATTGCTTGATGGATACTCTGATTCTGTAAATTTGGAACTCTGCCAAATTCTTTATAAAACTCAAGCACAATTATAAATAATCTCTTAAGATTTGGGTCATCGAAATATTCGATAGCCAAACTAGATATTGTTTTTTCTGCAAACTCTGGCTCAACCAGTAATTGCCACATGAGATGTGTTTGAAATTCAGGACCGAGATACGAAGAGAGAGTATTTTCTGTTGTTTCGCTCATTTTGAATTGGGTGTATAACGGTAGTCACATAAACCAAATTATGCAACTACCTTATAAAATAAAAAATTTGTTGAATTGTATTACAAAACAATTAGTTTCCTGTTGAGGTTAGTGTCATTGAATGTACACCATACGAAACATTTCCTCTAATTTTTCTTAATAAATCTTCTCTTTTTGCGGGTGAGAATTCTCTAATTTGAGAAATCGAGTATCCATATACATTAATCAAATCATAATCATCCCACATATTTTTAATGTCAATTTTTTTAATCTGATCGTAAATTGCATCACTGATATCACTTACTGCGTCTACAATATCAAATGACCATCTAGCAATAGGATTAAAACCATCAACATAAAAAGTTCTTTCAACAATAGGCTTATCGTTGATATAGAATCCTATTTTATTTTCAACACCCCTGATAACTTTATTGTCAATTTGTTGAACGACTTGCTGTGGATTATATCTCATAAAACCTCTATATTCAGGTATATATAAATTAACCATCTTTTGATGATATTGATACAAATCAAAGTCTTCGTCCACTTGTGTATAATAACTTTTCTTTGATAATGTTTTTTGCAATTTAGTAATTGCACGTGGAAGAATTTCCCTAATATCAATTGAATATCTGGTAAAGGGGTTAAACTGGTCAGCATCGAACACTTTTTCGCATAACAAAACGTCTTCCTGATGCAAGGAGAACTTGAACATATTGTTATATTCTTTTTCGTACATGTTTAATTATAATTAAATTGTTAAATATTCACAAATATATGAGAATCTTTCTAAATAACAAAGAGTTTTATAAACTATTTTTATTATTTTTTCTATATTCTGTAAGTAATTGTTTTTCATACATTATTACAGTATAAAACGGTTCTACATATTGTACAAATGTACTACCATACACTTTTAAAAACTCATCTTCCATCATTAATCTATAAAGATACTTACTTCCTCTATTATCAGGAGATAATGGCATTTCTAGCTGCTCTAACTCTTCAATTGCTTCCTCGTTAAGCATTGGCTCACGCAAATTAATAAGCTTAAAATTAGTCTTTAAACGCTCAATATTGTTAAGTAAGTTTTCTAACGATTTTAAAGGTTTCTTTTTATTTAAAATTCTATCTTTATTTATCTCGTCTGCTTTGGTGCAAATCTCCCTATCAGATAAATGCTTAAATTTTAGTTCTGGAAATAATTTTAATAGCGTATCCTCACCAACTCCCTCAATTCCTTTAATATTATCAGCAACATCTCCACAAATTATTTTTAATGTTAATGCATTTGAATAATGATGATTAAAATGCATCATGTAATTAGTCTTATTAACAGGTTCGGGTATGTTACCAAAAATTATGACCATATTTAAATATAAAAGTTGAGCGAAGTCACGGTCATTTGTGAATAAAAATAGCTCTTCCTTATTATTATGTTCAATACAATACTTGGCAATTAGGTCATCTGCCTCACATTCTAACACCTCAATTTGTTTTATAAAAACGTTCTCAAGATAATTTTTAATTTTTATTCGTTGATATAAAATCGATTCTTCTTTTTCTTTCTCTTTTTTTATTTCGAAATCAGAAAGCTCGATTCTATTATGCCAATCCTTATTTTTTCTGTTACTTTTATAATCAGAACTAATTAAATAACGTTGTTTTCCTCCTTGATCACCGTCCCAGAAAACCACACAGCGGTTTATTGCGTGTTTTGATATTAACATTCTTACGGTGGTTAAAAATTGATATATTGCACCAATATGTATTCCTTTAGAATTGTAAATGTCTTTAGCCCCATGAAACGAACGTTTCAATAAATATGATCCATCAATTAATAATGTGCGGGTTTTCATAATTTAGGTTCTTTTTTGATCATATGAGAGCAAATATCATTTAGCCAACCATTTTTGCATGCAATAACATATGTGCTTCCATTTTTTTTACGAAACTCAGTTTTTTTAAAATGTTTAAGTGCCTCTTCTAAACAACGTTCTTTTGTCCAATATCCTCTACTTTTTACAAACCTTATCATATGCGAATTTAATTCACTGAGCCATCCATTCTTAGATGCCTTAGAATATGCCGTTTTGGAATTTAATCTTATTTCCTTTAGTGTTTTATATTTCAAGAATTCCAATTTACACAATTCTTTTGTCCAATAACCCCCTTTTTTATTTTTTCTTGTTAAATGAGAACAAATTTCATTCAACCAACCGTTTGTACAGGCACATTGGTACGCCCCAGAAAAATTTTTACTAAATTCACCATATGTTTTACATCTTAATGCAACATTCAAACACTTTTCTTTGTTCCATTTTCTAACACTACCAACACTACCAGTTTTTGCACTATTTAATAAACACCAACCATTATTTTTATATTCTTTCACATATTTTTCTTCTAAAATAACCGCCTCATCAACATTAATATAATCAGTTAACAGTTTTAATGTTGGGTTTTTTATCCCCGTTTCTTTAATATGTTTTGTAACAGAATCGGTTGCAGTTTTATTTCTATCATGAGTTCTACTTTCCATATTATATGTAAGTCCAACATACGCACAATTATCAGAAAACTCATAAACATAAACACATTTTAAATATCTATTTCCAATTCTTATCATATGTGAAAATAATTCATCATCCCATTTGTTTCTCAAACAAGCAGCATAAGCACCTATGGATTTCCTTTTAAATTCACTTCTCGTGGAATACTTTAATGCCTCCTTTTTACACCTTTCGTATATCCAATAATTATTTGGGGCAGCATTGACATTCGTAAGTGGAGAAACAATATTTAACCAACCATTTTTACGAGATATTTTAAATGATAAATTAGATTTTGATTTGAACTCTCCTCTATTTTTATATTTCGATGCTTCGTTTTTACAATTTTCAATATTTTCCCAATAACTAGAATTTTTCTTTTGGATCATATGTAAACATATTTTCACCATCCACCCATTTCTCTTTGATGATCCATATGCCCCCACGGAATTTAGTTTAAACTCATTTGTTGTTTTATATTTTAATGCCTCTTCTTTACACTTATCATAAGTCCAATAATTACTTGTTTTTTTCTTGTTTATAATGTGTGAACAAATTTCCTCTAGCCACCCATTTTTACGGGACGAATAATAAGCACCGCTGGATTTTATTCTAAAATCAACCCTATTGTGGTATTTCAATGCTTCTACTTTACAATTTTCGTATGTCCAATAATTAATAGGTTTCATTGTTTAATTAAAATATTGTGGAAATATTAAACTTCCACAATATTTTTAAAATTTATTTCTCAGTTAAATAGTTATTTTTATTTATATTATATCCCTTATTCAGACTTATCAATAAAATCATATAATAATTTACCATCACTACCTTCAATTCGTTCACCAGTACTAATGTCATCAACAGTTAATTCATCGTTTCCAAATAAATTACGGAAATATAAAATATTTTTCTTTTTATATTCCTCAATCCCTTCTGCAGTAATAAAACCGTGTGGCACTGATATAATTGAACCTTCCATCGAAATACCACCAAGCGGGCCGTCGATCTGGTTTTTCAAAATATTTACCTTTACGGAAACCCCATATGAAATTTCTTTCTTTTTTGAAACGGCTGTGATTTTTTTAACCCCCTTAGATAAAATACCCCCAAAATAATATTGCAATCTTGGTACATATTCCCAAGTACGTCCACCTTTCATGGTTATGGTATTATTCATAGCATCTCTGCCTATTTTTTGAACGGCAATAACTGTATTAGTATACGGCTTATTTGATTTTCTACTGTTTGGAATTACATCATTAAATAGGTACATAAATTCTTTTTCGTATGCACCAGCATTCCAGAAATTTGAATCTGACTCATTTTTTTCAGCAGCATTAATTGTTTTATTACAATTTAACGTACCAATAGAATCGATTGCAAACACCATGTCATATGGTATATTTCCCAATTCTTGCTCCTTTAAAAAGAATCTTATGCAATTAGCCAAATCTTCAATTGAGGCATAATTTCTAGTCTTATCGCTAACTTTACCAAAATTTGTAAGTAAATATTCATTATCAATAAAAATATAATCACCATCCCAATCAAATCCCATTGTGGTTAACCTATATTTACTTAAATTATTTTCTAAATCAATAATTATTGGTAGTAATCCCATTTTCTGTGCAGAAACAATTCCTAAACAAATTGCAGTAGATTTTCCACTGTTCGAAAAACCACAACAGGTTGATATGTATCCTTTCGGAAAACCGGGCATACCTGTAACATTTTCCAATGCACTATCAATTGGAATCCAAAGTAATGGTTTATCTGGTATATCTTCTCCCCCTATTTTTTTCTTAAAATCATCCAAAGAAAATGTTTTTTTCGCTGTTGGTTTACGTCCCTTATCGTTTGAGGGAACTTCTTCTATTTTTGCCATGTAATTTTATGTTTAATTAAATTATGTAAATAAGGGGATTTTCATCCCCTTATTATTAATTTTAAAATCTCAATACTTAAAAAGGAAGATCCTCATAATTATCACTCTCAGGTTCTTCTTCTACTACATCAACAACCTTTGGTGCGTTTGCAAGTATTTCAGCCCCCAAATCAGATGCATTGTCATTATAAGTACCTACCTTTGATTCGGTAATGTTATTAATTGTGACACGTGGATATTCTTCATCCAAGTCAGATGCTTGTTCAAAATCTTCTTCAGCATCGGCATCAAGATTACGATTACGAGTATTTGCTGCTTCTTCCAAGTCAGGACGATTTGGGAACACCCAATGCTTGTTAGATGCGTCAGTGTCGTCCCAATAAGGATTTTCTCCTCTAACAATCATCTCCAAAAACTCATAAGGAGTTGTGTTTGGTGCTCTTTTGGGTAGAAAAACATCTCTCCAAATAATATCATCATCAAGCCATTGTCTTGCAACCAAAGGATCGCTGTGAAGTGGTGATTTACCACGATAACTAATTGCAGAAATTGTTTTGTAAACATGACCATTGAATTCGCTATCGGTCATAATAATACTTAAATCAGTACCATTCTGAGGGTTAGAAAAATCTGCCTGTTGTACTTCCATATATTCTTGAATTATAGGAAGAAGTTTATCAAGAGTACCTTGATTTTTGTAATTGTGTTTAAATCTCCAGAATTTAACACCGTCTTTTTCTTGACCCTTGTCAATACCACGAACGATGTAAAATTTTTTCGCTTCCCATTTGATGGCATCCTTGTAGATTTCATCATTTTTTGCCTTAATCTTCAATTGATCATCATTCATGTTCTCTTTCTTAATGCCCTTTAAAGATTGATCTTGTGTTGCAATGAGTTTTTTGTTTTTTGCACACAAAGGACATGGTGCTGGAATCATAATTTGAATACCAGAAGAATCCAAAACAGGATTACCGTTACTGTCCATTTTTTTTACCTTAACGTCATTGTGAGCAGGACAATAAACAACAGTACCGTGCTTTTTCTTACCACCAGCAGCGTTAGTAGTGACAACATGGAAGAATGCTTCTTCAATGTGTTTCTTGTTTCCTTTTGGGGGAAGAATCCTAAACAATTCTTTGGTTTTACGAGGGACGAAGTACTTTGATAAGATGTCCTCACGTGTTTTTCTGTTACCTGAACCAGCTTGGGTTTGTTTTTTCTGGTAGTCATTAAACATTCTTTTTAAATCTGACAAATTGCCGCCTTGGGCATTTGTCGCATTTGAATTTTGGTTTTCCATTTTAAAAAATTTACAGTTAAAATTATTTTCAATTATATAATTGTGCTACAAATATAGCCTTCATTTATTATAAATACAAGTGTTTTTAAAATTTTTTAATTATATTTAAAAAATAAAAATTTAAACGGTTATCACATTTACCGTATTATTTGCCTGTAAATATTGAATATCTCCATCAGGATCAAAAGTGGTTATACCATCATTACAAGTCATTAATGCTGAAGGTATGGTTAATGTTATTGTATTTCCTATTATTCCATCAAATACACCATTGTTACCAATAGTTGATCCCAAATTTGTACAAATTGGTAAATTAATTGATATTAATGAACTGCATTCAGTAAAAGAATTATCCCTAATAATAGTTAAACTTGGTAAATTAATATTTACTAGTCCTGTACAATAAGAAAAACAAGTATTTCCAGCAGTAGTTAAACTTGGAAAATTAGCATTTACTAATGCTACACAACCACTAAAACATTCACTGCCAGCACTTGTTAATTTTGGTAAATCATAAGAGGTTAAATTAGTATTGTTATATAAACAACGATACCCAGCGGTTATTAGACTAGGAAGACTAAGTGAAGTCAAACTAGAACAAGAAGAAATACAGGAAGTTCCAGCAGTTGTTAATTTAGGTAAGTCAAGATTTGTTAATGAGTTCAGCAAAGCAAACGATTCATTCCCTGCGGTTATTAGACTAGGAAGACTAAGTGAAGTCAAATAATAACAGTAATAGAAACATGAATTACCAATTGTTTCCAATAATGGTGCATTAAAGTAATTCATAAAACAATTAGAAAAACAATCATTTCCAGCAGTAGTTAAAGCAGAAAGATTAATTGTAGTTAAACTACTATTGGCTTTTTGTTGATTTTGATTTCCAAACACATTGTTTCCTGCACTTATAATACATCCACCATCAATAAAAGACACTAAGCCATTATCATTACTACCAAGAGTAAGATTAAATAAGTTGTCTTTCAAATGAATATTACTTCCACCTAATAATATAACAGAATTTCCTCTTACAATAACAGAAGTAAATATATTACCGTTTGTAGGTAGATTAAATTTAGTATTCCACGCATTGATATCACTAGGATCATTGCCAATAAAAAAAGTTAAACTCCTTGTGTTCACAAACGTCATAGATATTTGTAACGCATTAGTTAAGACGGTTACTGTGTTATTTCCTTGTAATATAACTATATCTCCATCAGGTAAACCTCCATCACAAGACATCAATGTAGAAGGAACTGTTAATGTGATGATATTTGAGTTAATGTTTGAAAATACATTGTTATTTCCTGTTGTTGTTCCTAAATTTATACAAGCAGGTATATTGATATTTATTAATGATGTACAACCATAAAAACAATAGTCTTTAATATTAATTAAACTTGGAAAATTAATAGATATTAAACTTGAACATTGTTGGAAACTCCCTTGACCTGCGACAATCAAACTTGGTAAATCAACGGTTGTTAAGGAAAAACACCCCAAAAAACAATAATTACCAAGTGTTGCAACACTTGGTAGAACCACTGTGATTAAATTAGGACATCCCCCATTATTATCAGCCCCAAAACAATCATAACCAGTGCTCATAATACTTCCATAATCTATAAAAGATAATAAATTCGTTCCATATCTTCCAGCATCATCAAATAATGAATCTTTAAGAAAAATACCTTCTCCTCCAAATAATTCAACAGTGTTTCCACTAACACTCACAGAAATAAAAGGATTTCCATTATTTGGTAAATCAAAAAATGTATTCCAAACATTAACATCTAACGAACTCCCTCCAATTAATAAATCGGCATTTGTAATATTATTAAAACTTAAAGATATTACTGGGGAAATTATTGATGAATTATTATTAAACAGGAAATCTTGTATATCTCCATCTGGATTTCCATTATTACACGTCATTAGTGCTGGAGGAACGGAAAGTGTAATAGCTCTTCCACTAATTCCGCCAAATACATAGTCATTTCCAGTGGTACTACCCAAATTAACACAAAATGGTAAATTAACAGTATATAAACCAGTACTATTATAAAAACAATAATCTCCTGTTGTAATTAAACTTGGTAAATTAATTGATGTTAATGAAGTGCAAAACCCAAAACCAAATATTCCCGAATTGGTCAGTTTTGGTAAATCAACGGTTGTTAAGGAAGTACACCCATAAAGAAAATGTCCATTATCCGAAATTAATAAAGGTAAACTTATTGTGGTTAATGAAACACAACACATAAAACCTTGATTTCCTGATGAAATAATACATGAACTATCAACAATCGATACTAAAGTTGTATTACCTTGAACAGTATTTACATAGAATAATGAATCTCTTAAATGAATATTGTTTCCCCCAAGCAAAGTTACACTATTTCCACTTACCGTTGCAATTACAAACGAATTACCGTTAGTGGGTAAATCAAAAAATGTATTCCACACATTAACATCCGATGAATTCCCACCAATTAATAAATTAGCGTTTAAAATACTGTCAAAAGACAATGTTAATGGATTAAGTATTGGCGCTATCGTGGTTGTACTACTAGTTGTGGTGCTTGTACTAGTAGATGTACTAGTTGTGGTGCTTGTACTAGTTGTGGTACTTGTACTGGTAGATGTACTAGTACTTGTAGATGTACTGGTGCTTGTAGATGTACTGGTACTGGTGCTAGTACTAGTGCTTGTTGATGTACTGGTACTGGTGCTAGTACTTGTTGATGTACTGGTGGTTGTTTTAGGTGCTTTTGTTGTGGTTATTTTATGTGATAAATTGCCAAAAATACCGTCACTTACAATTGTAAACGATAGTGTTTGCTTATTTTCATAATAATCACCATTTTTCATTCTAATTTGTAAATAATAGTCTTGGGGAATTAACCACGAAGTATCAAGACTAAACTCATATCCAGTATTAGTTCTATTTGTAAGAGTAAACGGAATTATATCAATTTCGTATTTTTTTCCAACTGTTGTGAATAAACGATATTCAATTTCTAATGGTAAAAAACTATCTTGGTTTGAATACAATTCTTTTATTGTTAATTTAATTTTTTTAACCGCACCTGCTCTAATATTTTCCTTTTCCCCAATTCCCCAGAAATAGAAAAAATAGTTATTAAAATCAATTTGGTTTGATTGATTAAAGGTAAAATATTTATCCTGAGATATTAAATAAAATTCACCGTTATGTGTGATCTCTTTATTATTAATAGTTATAATCCACTCATCCCTAAAAATAACGGCATCTGGATATGATTGTGAATCAATGTTTAACGTTATTTTATAAACACCTTTACTTACATTAACTATTGAGTTACCTGATAAACTACCAAGTAACATATCTTCATTATCATATATATTAACTTGATTTACAATAACATTTTGTTGTGACTGTCCTGCATTTGCATATAAATATAAATCATTATCTTTATCCAAATAAAAATAATTTCTATCGTCAGTGATTGTATCATCAATAATTGTCTCTACGTATGGTTCATAAAAAGTATTTGTATGTTTTGTATAAAACGCAACTGCTTGTCTAAATTCAGGATCGAGTTGTTCATAAACATCTGTGAACTTAATACCTAATCCAAATGTCGTGGCTGTATAACCAGTAGTTCCTGTATAACCAGTAGTTCCTGTATAACCAGTAGTTCCCGTAGTTTCACCAGTATAGTTAGTAGTACCTGTATAATTAGTAGTGCCAGTATAAATATTACCATATAATAATCTTCGATTAATATAATCAGTAACATCTATTTCAAGATTCTCACCACCAGTTTCGAATCTTTGTGTTCCAATTATTTCAGTATTACCACTAAAATATGCTCCAGCCGTTAACCATGTATCTGCGGTTTTTCTGCTAAACCAATTTGATGCTTGTGGATATACCGTAGAATCCAATAATTGGCTATCATTATAAATAAAATCATAACCACCCCCTTCATCCCAATCCTCATTAACATTAAAAACTTCTAAATTAAAACTAGTTGCTCTATCAATACTTAACGAATACGATTTTTTGCCAACATATTGTTCTGCACCACTAATTGTATTGGTCATATGCAATACATGTTTAACAATTCTATTTGGGTTAATAAAACCATTTGCAATTTTATCTTGTAAATTACTTAAATCAACATCAAAAATAAATCTGCTAACTTGCTTATTATAAGTCCCGTATGAGATTTCACACACTGGATTCTGTGAAGAATTTGTTAGATTATTATCTATTAAAGTATTATTCTTTAAAAAATAGTTTCGAAATGTTGACATTTTTCTTTTTTTACTATAAATACTATAAAAATAAAAAGACTGCTATTAACAGTCTTTAAATTATGTATGAATCTTAATTACTTATTTGTCTTTAAATTGTTGCCACAGCGTAAAATATTCTTCCTTATCATTATCGGGTAGTGAATTAAAATCTTTAGCTTGGTATTCTTTGTATTTTCTTTCTGAATCTTGATCATATTTGGCTGTATTGGTATCTACCACAGGTTTTGCACCAGTAGCACCAATCATTTCTTCATCCACATCGCCCTTTTGTTTATAACCTAGTAAAATATCTTCAGTATCATCGGTTGTAAATTCGGTCGAAGGATTTTCTTCTTGACCATCGACATTATCATCTCCAACTACATAATATTCTGGGTCTTCTTCCAAATTACCCATAACAATTTCCAACGCTTCCATTGGATTTGGATTTTCTTCCATCTCCACTTTTAATCCCGCCAATACTTGGTCTGGGTCGAATTCTAATGGCGATTCTTCGTTATCATTCCGTATTTCATTATCTTGTGCAAGTTGTTCAACCTCATCGCCGTTTGGCTCAAATGACATTTCATCGTCTTCTCTAAGATTCTGTACATTAGCTGTCACCACCACATATGTCGTATATTCCCCAGTATCTTTATTTCTATAAGTTACCTCATCTGTAATATTAGTGCTATTAACATTTGCATTTACTGTAGTTCTATTTCCAGTGGCGACTCTAGCAAGATTATGTTGTGCATTATTCAGTGCAATCTTTTTTGCTGTACTTTGGTCTGGTGATTTACCTTGTCCAAATCCGTCTTCTTTACTCATTCTCTCATACGTTTGTGTTGAGGTTTCTGATGGTTCTGTTTGTATTCCACCCCCTTGGGTTCTAAAATTAGCAACTCTATCTTTAAAATTATCAATAGTTTTTTGAACACCACCACCAACTTTTTCCATTTTTGCTTTTAGTTTATCACCAAAATGAGGTGCTGCTTGTGCTTGATTATTCATACCCCCCATTGTAGCTGCCGTCATTAATGCACCTGCTGCAAGATTTTTTCCAAACCCTTCTTCCAAATCACCACTTCCATTCATTTGCGTCATATGCTTTTGATACATTTTTGTTGCAACTCTTTTCAGTACGTCAGCATATTCTTCTCGTGATGCTTCTTGTGGATTTCTACCTAAGTTTTTAAAAAGTTTGTCTGTAATTGGCAGTGCCTGTTGAATTACCTCAAATTTTGTTACTGGTGGCAATTCTTCATAATATTTTGTGCTAATATCTTTGGTATTAAAATCAGGTATTGATTTTATATCAACCGTTGGTGCAGTATCAACCGTTTGGGTTGTATTTGTAGTTTCATCCAAACTAGCTTCACCACTACTTAACATTCTTTGAATTTCAGAATTAACCTCACCAGTTGTTAACATACTTTTTGAGATGCCTTTTGTTTCTAAATTATTAATTGCTGTTTTTATAATTTGTATTTTATTATCTGGCAAGTCATTAACTGGTAAATTTCCCTCATCAACATATTTATTCAATTCTGGAGATTTAACTCTAAGTTTAGGATTTGTAGGTTTTTCATCTGCATATGCCTTAGATGTTTGCATTGTTCTTGGCGTACCACCGAATGGATAAGAATCAATTTTTTTTGCTATCTCTACAAAAGATTCGTCAATTTCTGGTGTACCCGACTCAAAATCGGCATAATTACTAACAACATCAACCAACTCATTACCATGCAAGGAATTAAATTGAGCCAACCCATTTTCATCAATTGAAACTGTATTACTTCCAGCCTTATTCGTAAATTTAAATCCCAATAATTTAGCTCCGTTAATATTATACACACCGTCTTGATCACCCTCAGATGCTTCCACTTCGAAATTAAAGTCTATTACATTCCCTTGTTCGTCAAGACAAACCAACTCAACATAGCTTTTATTATCACTTGCCTGAACATTACTTTGTTGAACTTTAAGTGTTTGGTTTTTTAGTCCATTAAACTCAATATCCAGAATGTCAGATGCGTTTGCATTAAAATCTTCATTTAATTTGACTTTGTTGACATTTTTCATCATTTCAAAAAGTCTGTCTTTACTACCAATTTGGTTGTATATTTTCATTGTATAAATTTTTTATTCGAATATTTCTGGATGCATTTTACCAAATTCCCTCATAAGAACACCAGCAAGTGCGTTTGCTTCATTTTCTTCGGCACTTCCTGTCTCACCTGAGTTTTGATTTAATTTACCCTCTTTATTTTGTTTGTAATGCACTATTTCATGTGCAATCGTTCTTAACACATCAGCTAAATTTCTGTTTGTTCCAACAACCTTAATTTCGTTAGTGTCGGGGAAAAATTTCCCAAAAGATTTCATTTCTTCAGCATCATTATCTTTATGAGATACCACCACATTTGGTGAATCATTTTCCAAATCAAGTTTTTTTATTGCAAACTCAACAAAATTATTTAAAATTTCATCTTTTTTTTGAAACGGCAATAATTGTTCATTAAGATTACTAACCCTTTTCATCATTTCGAAGAGTCTTTCTTTTGTACCATGTGAATGAAATACTTTCATAATTAATATAGTACTAACGATATATCATATCTTTCTAAAGGGTCTTCAACTCTTCCAGCACCAGCTGCGGTTAAATTACCGCCAATCCGTTTTGGTTTACCTAATTTGTCAACAAAACTAATTTCAAAATACCAAGTCTTACGCTGTGGTGGCATAGAGCCATCATACTCCGCTTTAACAATTGACCAATCTAAGCCCATGCTTTCAAAAACCTTAAAAACTTTATGAACATTTTCCCAACCAGTATCACTAAAAAATCCCTTAATTAATGGCGATACTTTATTGTAAATTCGATTAATTGCTATTTTTTTATCTGAAACACCATCAATCTCAGATTTGGTGTTCAATTCAAAATCTTCTTTTAGTTTAACTTTTTTTTTAGATTCACTAATCTCATTAAAACTATTTTGAACATCAGTTTTAGATTTTTGAGGCAAATCATCAAAATCTGCAATAAAAGTACCGTCAGGTAATTCCCTTACACCCTTTTCCATTTCTTGCTCTCTCTTTTCATTAAACCAGTTTCCCGTCCATAAATCATTTAAATTAAAATAATATGGATACGAAACTTTTGATTTATTCATGAGTTTTTCTGTGTTGGTTGGTTCACGAACTTCCTCAACATCAGCACCCAATGTTTCCAACTTACCATTTAATCCCTGAACCATATTATTTAAGCTCTCCAATTGATCATGAATACTTTTCATTGCCTCAATATTATGCCTAATAATTTCATTCTGAATATCATCTACCTGTTGTTGTGGTTCAACTGGTGCACCTCCCATTGGTGGCATACCGTCCATTCCTGCGGGTGCTCCATCTGGAGGTGGCATTCCACCTGCTGCATCAAATGCGGGTACTGGTGGTTCTGTTGGTACTGGTGGTTGAGAATCATTTTCCATTCCCATTGGCTGATCATTTGTTGGTGCTGGAGGAACTGCTCCCTCTGGTTTTGGCGCATCTTCTTGATCGCCAGCCTCATTGGTTAATGAAGGAACTTCATCAAACTCTTCGTCTTCGCCAACTAATGGACGATATCTTGGAGACTCGTTTACTTTATAATCAACACGATATTTAAACTTTCTAAGTTGTTCCTCAAAAAGTTTTGTCTTTGCATTATTTTCCATTGAATGAATGTTTTTTAATATTGTTCTCTTAGTAACTGTCTTCCGTCTTCGGTAATATATAAACGGTCAACCCTCTCAATCAAACCTTCACGTTGATTTAAGATAACTTTCTTGGTGTTACCATTAGAATTTTTCAATTCTTCTTCTTCAGAAGTACCAATAAAATTGTTAACTGCTTTTTCTACATTATTTTCCATAATAATTATATTTATTTCATATAAATACTACGAAACATTCATTTTGTCAACAATGTGATTAGATATCTTTTAAGTTGGGTAAAATTGGGTAAAATTTTATAATAATCTTCATGAATTTTACCATCCAAATCAATGTGAATTGTATTTGCTCTCTCGGAAATTCTATTACATAAATTCTCAATATCAAATTTATAAAATTCATATGTTTTTAAATTTATGCCAGATATTTTATTTTGAAATAATATATAAAGCATTTCGTCTTTAAACCTATATAAAACATCAAAGTGCTTTGGAATCACATCCATTAAATCCTCAATATCTTTTAATTGAAAAAACACTGGGTCTAAATTTATGTATTGATATTTTGGTGGAAAATAAAGTTGAGGAATTAGGTTTATAAAACTTCCAACTCCTTTAATGTGAGACGATTTGCTTTCCTCAAAACTACATTCCCAATATAACTCATTTGCAATTATTTTCTTCTTTAGAATGTCTGCGTTTTGAATTATTTCATTATCAACATTACAACTCTTCATAAACGACCAACCAACACATAATGTAGGTAAAGTCTTATCGAGTTTATCATATTCAATGGCTTCGTTATAATAATTAACAAAATCTACTTTAACATGATTAACCAATTCTTTTTCATAAATAATGTTTCCAATTTTCATTTGTAAATTTTTATAATTTTATTAATAATATCACTAGTTGCCATTCCCTTTTTTGTGGGAATAATTTCTAATTTACCTCCATATTCTTTAACAAATTCACCACCAACATTATTTAATTGGTTTATTTGATAATCATCACCCTTGGTTATAATGTCTGGCTTAATGAATTTAATCAAATCTAACACCGAATAATCATCAAAAATTATCACGCAATCAACCGCCTCTAAACTTGAGAGAATAAATGCTCTATCGTCTTCATTAAAAATAGGTCTATCTTCTCCCTTAAGCAATTTAACCGATTTGTCTGAATTTACCCCAACAACTAAATAAAATCCAAGTTCTTTGGATTTATTTAAAAGATTTACATGTTGAGAATGAATTAAATCAAAACAACCATTAGTGAAAACAATTTTTGCTTTCTTTTTGCTCCAAGGATGAAAACACATAAAAAAGTAGTTAACGAATTTTCGTCTCACGTCTAATACTTCTAAAATTTCTTTCTTATCTGTTGTAAAATTGTAAATCTTTTTCAATGATAATTATTTAAATTTCTTCAATTCTCTTGGTTTTGTCACAAATATACAAATCATAATCGGGTTTATGATTCATAAACAAGTCGTTATATTTACAATTCCACTCCCGCAACTGCTTTATTGTAAACTCTGTCCAATCGACCCCTGATCTCCTTCCCCTTGCCGAATAGTAGACAATATTATTTCCTTCGTTAAATAATTTATTAATCTTAGCAATGTTTTCGAAAATCGGTTCGGAATTCTCGTAATCACTATCTCTGGTTAAACAAACGGTATTGTCGATATCTACAAAAATATTCATTTTATTTCATTTATTAAATTCATAACAGAAACTCCTTTTTGTGTAACAGCCCATGATGCACATTTATTTGCAAATACTATTGCACTGCGAATATCGTTATTATTTATGAAATCCGCAACAAGTCCTGCAAAAAAAGTATCACCAGCACCACACAAATCTTTAATATCATGATTACCAGTAATTGGAAATATTTCTTCTCTATTTAACATTGCACCATTCTTGCCTAATGTTACTATTAAGTCTTTAGTATGGTGATTTTTAAAATAAAATAAATTTCGATTATATTCATTTTCATTAATTTTAATAAAATTGGTGTTCATTGCCCACGTTTTAATTTCTTTTTTTGTATCCAAAAAAGTTAATGAATGTGAATTGGTGATACTATATATATCTTCTTCATCTAAAAATCCCTTATTATAGTCGCTAATTACAATTGCATAATATTTACTAAAGTCAATTGATTTTAATCTTTTTTCCTCAATTCTTTTAACGACATCCTTTTCGTCCACCCTTAATAACATTTGGTTTGAAACCTCATCAACATATCTTGTTTTTATTGGTCTGTGATCATTGGTTACAATGTCGCAATCAATTTTTAATGATTTAAGATTTTCAAATACATTGATTGACATTCCCCCGTTTATTATCATCTTAGTTGGGTTAAAAACAGGTACAGGTGCTTCAGGACACAATCTATTACAAACCCCATAATTAAATATGTCCTGACAGCTATCGCCAATTACTAGTACTTTCCTCATATAATATTCTTTAATATTTTTAGTATTTTTTCTGCAGAGTGTCCGTCACCAAACGGTGAAACATAATTAATTTCATAATTATCAATATGTTCGTCAAATATTTTTTTCAATACTGATGGACTTTCAACCATAAATGTGCTCTGTCCTATTGCTTCGGGTCTTTCTGTAACAATTCTGCAAGTTAAACATTTTTTATTAAAGAAACTACTTTCTTCTTGCAATCCACCACTGTCAGTAATAACAAGTCTTGTTTTAACCAATAAACTCAGCATTGCATCGTATGATAATGGGTCAATAACATTTACGTTCGTTAATAAATGCTTATACCTCATCACATTTGGGTTCGGATGTATCGGTAATATAAATTCATATTCGGGATGATCCTTAGCCAATTCGTTGATTTCAATAAACCATTTATCCAACCAGTGATGATTCTCACGTCTATGCATTGTAACCAATATTTTGTTTGTATATTCACACATACTTTTATACGGTAATAAATTATCAATTACCGTATTGCCAACAACAAATACATTTTTTGTTATGTTTTCACTAACAAGATTTAATCTTGCGTGTTCTGTTGGACATAAATGAATATCAGCAATTTGTGATATCATTTTTCTATTTACCTCTTCTGGATATGGATTATTATTATCGTATGTTCGCAATCCAGCTTCTAAATGAATAACCTTTATACCATTATGAAATGCCGTTAAAGCAACAGCAAGTGCTGTGGTAGTATCGCCCTGAACCAAAACATAATCTGTTTTAACTGGGTGGAGACCTATTGTTGTAAATAAACCCATTATTGATTTAACAATACAATCGAGTCTACTAACATAAGGTATATCAACAATATCAATTATATAGTTTGGATTATGTCTACCAATTAAATTAGCGTGTTGACCAGTAAATAATGTTACGCATTGAACATTATTCTCATCAAAAACATTTATAACCGACTGTATTTTAAGTATTTCTGGACGGGTCCCGTAGGCAATAAGTATCATATATTTAATTTTAATTCTTCAGGTGTTTTAATTGTTCTATACCATGCGCTTGGGTCAATTGGATGTAAATTTATTGTGTTTTCATTCCAATTAATCCATTTATCCATATACCACTGATTTCTATTAAATTGATGGGCGTGACCCCAAGTATTAATTTTACTCCAACACTCCTCATTGTTTAATACATATGATGCATGCCCACATAATGAGGTCAATTTTTTAATTCTTGTGCCTGATGGTCTTCTGCATCTAATAAATCTGTTATTATACTTTAAATTAACACAAACTTCTGGAAAGCCATTAATATAATTACCGTTTTTGTTAACTATAACATGATTATAATCTTTCCAATATGTAAACCAAGGTGTAGTATAATATTCATAATCAGGATTGTTTGCTATATCGGTTATTAGTTTTTTTAAATCTTCGTGAGTATAAAACTCATCAGCATCTATTATTAACAGATAATCCATTTCATCACGCTTTGCGGCATCAAGACATGCGTTTCTTTGGTCTTCATCAAGATTCCATTCACCTATAATTAATTCAATTTTATCGTAATATGGCGATTGTTTTAGAAGTTCGGGGTTTGATTTGTTTTTAAACAAATCTCTTGCCTGTAAATTGTATAACCAAGGAAATTCGCTCCAAGTGACATATATTTTATCTACAAACGGCGCAATCATTTCAATATTTTTTAATATGAAATTGTCTTGGTTAAAAAACAATAAATGGGTCGCTATTTTCATTTTAAAAAAACATTATTAAATATTTTCATAACACTTTCCGAATTATAATTTTTAAATGCATTCCAATCCTTTGTAGGGTCAGGTACAAAGTTATTTAAAATATTGAATAATTCAACATCATTATTATAATAAATTCCCCTATTACCCAGCATTTCGATGTGTGCACCATCTCTACCATGTGTCCATGTTATAACGGGCTTATTTCTAATTGAGAATTCCCCTACAGACAATCCAAAACTTTCGCCTTGATGTCTAGCATGTAACATTGCATCGCAAGTATTAATAAATTTTGTCTTATATTCCATATCACTATTGCCTTCCAAATAAATTACGTTTTTATGATCAATAAATTTATTTGTATATAAAAAAAGAAAATAAATATCACTTCTTTTTAATAATATTTGTTTTATTACATCATAAACAAAAGGCAAATTAAATGTTTCTGCACCACCATGACGACCATAAACAATTGCGTTTTTGGGTATATTCAGGTCATTTCTTAAGTCATCATTCACTTCGGGTAACGTTATCATATGTGGTACAAAGGGTGAATTATACCTTCTCCCAAGCCATTCTGAGACATATGCATATACATTACCATGTGGCTCATAATTTTGAAATACGACATGATTGACAGATTTTCTACTAGTCGAAACAATTCCATCATTTATTCCAGCTTTAATTGCATAAAAAATATCCACATTATTATTATCCAATATTTTTTCAACCTCATTAAAATCATTATAAAAATAAACAGGAAATCTTTTCTTAAATTTTTCAATCGCCAATGGATGTGAATATTTCCACACATCTGGATGTTTAGAAATAATAATACTTTTATTTCCAAGTAGTTCTTCATTATACTTAGCATAGTCATATAAAGCCACTTCAGTACCTCTCAAACATAATTGATTACTATGAAAAGCAATTTTTGTCATTTTTTGGCGTATATTATTTGAAAATCAATGCCATATACATTATTAAATGAATTTGATAAATTAAATTCATTTGCACAGTATCCGCATCCACATCCAGCATCTAAAATATTACCACCGTTGACTTGTTTTAAATTAACAATAGTTGGTATTACTACATTTCTAAGTCTATCAATTGACCTAACAATATTGGGTGAAGTATCTGCATCGTGTTTCCAATTTTCAACTCCACCCAATTCATTTTCCCAATATTCTTTAGGATTATACATTTTACATTTTTTTTGCTATTGAGCAACCACAATTACTTTTAGAATCTTGAAATGTTTGAAAGTCATTAAATTTTGATTTCATTTCATCCCAAGCTAACCACACTCCACAATCAGGATGTGTTCTCATATAATAATCATGTGCCCAAATATAATAATTACTAGGTAAATTATTATCTAAAATCAACTTAATTTCTTTAGTTACATGTTCACGAGCATGGTTTCCATCTTGTACAAATAAATCATATTGCATTGGGGATGATAAATGATTTAATGAGTCATCCAGAACTCTATTAAAATTTTTATTGTGAAGTTTATCGTATTGTAAACGTTCCTCAATATCAAGCAATGTAACTTCGCCCATGCCATTTTTTTCAACTGCCTGTAGTATATGATTTGAGCTTCTTCCCAAAAAATTACCAATTTCCAATATTTTTTTAGGTTTTAATATACGTATTAATACATATATAGATTTACCCTCACTTTCCCAGATACTACCACCCGGTTCTTCGGGGTATCCACCATAAATGGCTTCATTATAATAATTCTCAAAATCTTCTAAACTAACCCCAGTTAATTTATTAAAACCATCGTAATACGATAACACAAAATCTTCTCTTTTATTCATAACTATATATATATTTAATTGTTTAATCAATCCAACCTCTATTTCCAGCATTCAAATGTTCATAACCCATTGTTTTTCCTAGTATTTCATTATAATCATTATCATTATGAACATATTTAATTTCATTAATTTTGAGATTAAATTTATTTATATTTTGAAATAAAAAAACCTCTGGAGAAATCGAACCTCTAATATCGGTTGGGATTTCTGATTCATTATTTATTGTATTTAAATTTGAAAATATTTTAACAGCAGCCTCTTTTGATATATAAAACACTTCCATGAGATAATAATCATCCCCATATCCATTTAATGGTTTACGACAAATACAATCATATTTGTTTTCAATAATACTGTTAATGTGTTCTTCAACAATATTAATATAACGTTCATTAATTCTAACATCATCATGTGAAAAAATTAGCACATCAAACACTTGGTTTAATAACTGTTTTATCGATGATATGCAACCATTAACACAACCAATTTTATGTTCACGTTCATTAAAACGAATAACAGAAAAATTAGTAATATCATAAAAAATATTAATAAAAACATCATTACAAGCCACACTAATATTTGAATTGGGAAAATATTTTTTCTCAACTAAAATAGTGTCTTTTAAAGTTTTTAATCTATTATATACGTTATGTGCAAAAACAATATTATTCATATTATAAACATTTAATATATTACCACCTACAAATTTTATTTAAAGTAGTTGCACCTAAGTGATATCCTCTTGTTAATTTTAATTGTAAATATGGGTCTAAAATCGAACCAATATCTATATAGGTATTACTCTTACTTGCATAAAACCATAATTCATACGTAAGAATGTTTGCCAACGGTCCGGCAGCAAATAAAAATATCTCATTCATTATTGAATTATCTTTTATGTGTTTTATCATCTCACCGACTAATTTATAATCACTCTCCCAAGCATCGGTTCCAACATACCAAACTTTTTTAGGTTTAAACGGTAATTTATCTAATTTAGAATTTTTATTAACAACAAGATTAATCGTATGATTTTTAAATTCAGGAATTAAGTCATTAATTGTCTTACTATAATTAGCATTAACAAAAATATTTGCCCAAGTTAAGTGTTCCTCATCTTGTTTTGATTTTTTCTTCATATATTGGTATTTGTCATCACCAACACAACAAGGGCATGCAATTCCTATATAATATTCATTAGACTTACCAATGAAAGACAAATTTAATTTATTTCTAACACTAGTATATTGATCCAATTTAGGATCGTATCTGAATTCACCATTGCCTTTTGAGCGAATGTCAATATAAAGACCTTCTAAAATGGACAACTCACCATCACCCCAACGAGATAACGAAAATGATTTATTATTTTTAATTTTATTTAAAAATTTATCAAAATCCCCTGCAAATGTTTTCATATTTACTTTTTCTTTTCAAAGTTATTTCTTTTAATTGTAAATATATTAAATATTTCCTATGTAAGCCAATATTTAAATAATCAGAATAAACATAATCTAAAAATATTTTTGATTCATAAATCGATTCTGATTTAAACATCGAAGAATTTCCAGATTTTTCAATTCTTCTAATTATTTTAAAGCTTTTTAAATTTAAAGATTTAACAAAAATTTCCAATCCTGTTCAATACTTGATGAAAATTGTAAACTACTATTAAATATTTTATTTCTTTCTCTAATTAATAATGATCCATCACCATCGAAATATCCCCTAAACCAGAAATTTTTATATTTAACAATTTCTAATATTGAATCTGCACTAACATTACTTTTATTCATATAATCATGATTTTTTAAAAATAATGATAATTTATTATTTGTTAAATATATAATATTTTGAGGTTTACGCCTAACTGTCAATGAATCATTTCTAATATATTCGGGTTTCATTTTCATATTAAAATCATTTGATATGACTAAACATTGTTTATATAAATAATCGGCATCGTCTCTAACCAAATCTAAACTAACTCTCGATGACTTCTTGTTAATATGACCATCTGCCCATAAAAATCCTAAAAAAATAACACCCTTCTTTGGTTTCAATTAATTTAATAATATCAAATGAATGATTTTTCATTTGATATTATTAACGGTTTTCCATCCATTATTAATGCAATATTTAACAATTTCGTCTCTCTGACCGTAATGTGCACCTTTTAACCAAGAAGCATTCTTATCATTGCCCACCTCATTACCAATTTTAAAATCACAACTCCATAATGCTTTATTATTTTCAGGATGTGGTGGAACAAAAGTGTTTATATTTCCATATTTTTGTGCAAGAAATGAAAACATTATATCCTCACCATTTTCCCATGTGGATGGTTTTTCATACCAAAGATATTTTATCCATTCTTGTTTAAAAAACCAAGCATGTCCAACTAAATCAACACGTTCAGTTTTATCTAAATGATTACCATTCCATCCAAATTTATCAAAAGGTGTATACGATTTGGCTTTTAATAAAACTCCACTACCGCCTAAAATACCATTTGTTTCGGGTTTTTGAATTGTATTTATACAATTCTTTAACCAATCTTTTTGGGGAATAATATCATCATCAAACATTGCAACATAAGGTGTTCTAACTAATAAAGGTACTGTAAACCTACCCCAAAATTTCGTATTCCAATTACATGCATATGTATTAATTTTCTTATCAAAAGGAAAATATTGTGCAACATCTGTTTTATTATACCAAACATGTATATTTTCACTTTTAACATTAACCGATTGGTTTTTTATTGCCTCAATTTGCTTCTCTAACATGTGAGGTCTTTTGTAAACATTTAAAATTACGCTTATCATAGTTTTTCGATATATTTTTGTGTATAAACCCCATTTTTGCCCTTTTTTCTAACATCGCCATGTAACTTTGAATCATCATTACCATCATGATATACTAATGAATTCTGTGTTCTATATATAATTCCGCCCATTTTCACAATTGCTTCGGATATTTGTATCCATGTACGAACGGGTATGCCCGGTTTACTTACCATTACAACATCAACTTTTTTCATTTCATATTTCATTGAGGAAATTACAGATTCATCAATTAACGCAATTCCATCAACAAAATCTTTTTTATCCCACCACATTTCATGATTACTTTTTTTATTAAACGACCATAAATGAGGGGAAATTGCTAATATTGTATTATTTTCTTGTTTTAATTTAAAATATAAATCAAGAATATTATTTAAAAAATTTTTTGATAATATGAAATCATCGTCCATTTGCAATACGGTATAATATTCAATGTTCTTTAAATAACTCCACATTTGATTATAACAATACCAATGCATTGTTTTACCGTTTGGGGTTTTATTGCTTAAATATGTGATTTGTGGAAATTCTTTTATTAAATCATTATATGAATTATCTGTTGATCCATCATTTAACAATATTATTTTAAATCTATATTTTGTTGTTTGTGAATAAAATTGAGATATCAATCTTTTAACCTTTTCGTATCTATTATAAGAAGGGATACATATCACAACATCATAATCAACAAATGCTTTAATTTGATATATACTGTTATTTAATAACGTTTGAACATTATATCCTGTTCTTCTTTCGTCACGACTCAACGAAGTAGAATGGTCGATAGATAAGTTATTTGTTGTATTTCTTCTACCATCACGGGATGTTGCTTCTGATGTAATGAAATTACTCATTTCTTTATCAGGAATAACCGATTTGGGTGCGGTCTTAAGAGTTAAACCTGATTTAAATGCGGTTTTATTGGTCAATAAACTATATTTTGATACAGTTTTTAATATTAATTTTTCTGGTTCTATTGGTGAATTTATTTGTCTTAAATCATTATTTTGCTTTTCATTACAAGATAATGATTTAAGATTATTACTCCCACCATTTATTCTTCTCAAATCTCTTTCATTCATTTTTTTATTCCCAATAAAAAAAATATTATTATTTTCAATTCTTTTTTTTATTATCGTTTTAATTTTAATGTTTTGTTTCTTCATTAAAATAAATACTTAAATTTGATGTTTAATTCTTATTGCATTTAGAGCATCAATTTCACTATTATCATTAGAAGTAATACCCGAATCAAGGTAGAATGCATAAAAGGTTAAATTCGGCACTAAAATGCCTTTACCACCATTTTTACAGATAGTTAAAAACATGTCCCAGTCTTGTAGTCTTTTTAAATTTTCGTCAAACATTGGAAATACTTCTCTGCGCATCAATGTCATTGTCGAAATATAATTTCCTTGTCTTAAAGCGTTAATACTAAATTCAATTGGTGGAATTTGAAAATTTCTTCCTATTGGGTGTGATTCGGGATGTAACACAATGCCATTATACCCAGTATATACAAAATCAACATCGGGATTTTTCATTAAAGTTTTGTATAATGTTGATGCATAATTACTTGGTAGTAGAATATCATCATCTACAAACAGTATGAATGGCTGAGTTGATTTTTTAAATCCTGCATTTCTTTTTTTAGGTGCACGTCCCTCATCATCATTAACAATAATTTCATTAACATCATTTGCTTCAATTAGCGGTAATACCATGTGCTCAAAAAAGTCTTTTCTGCTTTTACTTAGAGGTACAATAATGCTTATTGGTAATCCGCCATCTATTTTATCTACTTTAATCATAAATTTTTAATTAAAATCATTAATTGAAATTGGTAATTCGTTTTTATATTTTTCTACTAATTGTATCCTATTTAATTCCCATTGGTCATTTGTCATACCCACTGATTGGTGTAAAATTCTTATATCGGTGGTTACACCAATGTTTACGCCAGCAATTGCATTAGGTAAACAAAACGAAGTATCGTAGTGGTGGAAGCCTTTAAAATCTTCATCAAATTGATGTTCAATGTTATTACAATCAACAGCCATAAATAAACCATCAATTAAAACAACGGGAGTGATATGTCCAGCACGTGGTTTTGAGTATTCATTAACCCATGTGTTTGTTCCATCGGTATGTTCAACAACGCCATGCATTGTTGATCTATCGTGCCACCAAACACCATTTTCGTTAAGGTATGTAGTACCAGCAACACCAATAATCGAATAATTAGTGCTATTAAATTTTGTAAGTAATAATCTTCCCCAATTAGGGCTGAGTATGGTTAGATCATTGTGACAGAACACAAATATCACATTTTTGGCATTATTTTCTTTTATTGCCAGATTGTAGACTTCAGGTAAACTAAATTGATTGTAATTGGGGTAAGCAATTGCTGTATGCTTAACTCCAATGGTATCACTAATATGCTTAATGAATTTATTATCGTATTCTTCTCCTAAATGTGAAGAGAAAACTACTATTATTTTATCTTTCATTATTCTTTTGTGTTTTTAAATAGATTTCAGAAATTACCATATGCGAACAAACCTCATCTAGCCAGCCATTTAAAATTGCCGAACGATAAGCACTCATTGAATTTTTTTGAAATTCGTATCTGCCGTTATATTTTAACGCTTCTTTTGTGCACATTTCCTTATTCCAATAATTTTTTGGTTTATGTTTTATAATCATATGTGAACAAACTTCATCAAACCAACCATTTTTAAATGCGCTAGAATAAGCACCTTTAGATTTTTTAACAAAGCTACTTCTGTTATTGTTAACGTTTCAAAAATATTGCTTTGAAACTGCTTAACTATTTCATCGTATTTCATGTTTATATATTTACAGTATATTCCAACCGCAAATATATAAAACATATTTGTAATTTACAAGGATTATTATTGTTTTTTAAATTGAGTTAAAGCTGCTTCATAATCTGCCTTAACTTTATTTAGAGGAAATCCAATTCTTATAACCGCATTGTCTGGAATGTCAAATTCACTAAGATAAATATTATTAGCATATAATATTAAAAAATCATAAAATGGATTACCATAATATTTTTGTGATAATTTGTCCAACCTACTAAACTCAGTGTTCCAGTTTTCATATTTGTCACTTTGATTAATTGGTAAATTGACAAAAGGCATTAGTTCTGTTGTACCGTTGTCATTTGCTAATATTGAATATCTGTTATAATCTACGTATGGCATAATTAATTATTTTAAATTTTATTCATTATTAACGGTTGTTTGTCCATTAATTACAGTGTTAGTGTTTTTGGGATGTTTTTTATCATATGCCCCCATTAGACTATTTTTTTCGGTAGTTAAAATGCCATTGATATATGAAGACTGCGCAGTTGCTTGGTCTGAAGGCAATTTATACATACCATCTGAACTATAAGATGAATTAGCATAATAGTTAAACGAAACGGCATTCTGAAGTGCATCGATCGGTCCTTTCAACGATTGACCACCAATTAATTTCATTTGTAATGTAACTTTAGCCATCATTGGTTGCATGCCAAATCCCTCTGGGTTCATATCCCAAGGAACTTCATTATAGTCAATGTTAACATTTTCAATTATAACTTTTGTATAAAAGAAATCGCCAACCCTTAAAATACATATGGGTTGTCTACCGAAAACCGAATTCTTTGCTCTTAATGTTCCATTTTCATTTACAACATCATATCTTTTAGCTGCACCCTGTCTTGTACATTGTTGTAAAAATGTTAATCTTTTATGAAAATCTTCTGGTGTCTGAGAATGAAATGCTGGATACAAATAATTACCAGTAACTGATTTAAAACCATTTAAAATTGCGGTCTCACTTGCTTTTCTTTCATTATAAATTAATTCTCTTGGTGATTTAGTATTATTAATCTGAGTTGTTAAAACGTCAATTTCGATTTGTAATTGTTTAATTGTTTCTTCTTCTTCTATGGTTAATTTTTTTGCTTTTTCGTCAAAAGTCTTGTTATTTCGATATATATTAATACTAGCATTTCTCTCCAGTTTAGTAGATAATAATGGTATTGCATCAGCAGTAGCGGGGGCTTTAGCACTAATACTACCTGAAGTTGAAGTAACTATATCAATACCCAATTCTGTTGCTGATTTATCATAAATTGCAATTAATCTTTGGTCTACAAAAGATTTTGCAGCATCTGCCCTTCTTTGACCCAAAAGATTATTAAAATTAACCTCAGTACCGTTTGTACCATTTTCAATATATAATTTTGATGCAGCACCTACTATTCTAATACTATAATATTTTCTAAGCATTTCATTATCATACACATCTTTTAATACTTTATTTAAATTTAAACTAGAACTAAATCCGTCTTGATTAGTGGATGAATACTCATATTGTGAAAATGATGGTGAAGTTGGTGCATAATATACAAATTTTCCAGTTATGTCATCAAATTCTTGAGTAACACCACTAATCCAATAAATTGGAGCATTTAATGCGTAATGACCCCCATCACTCGATTTACAATTAGGAATAATCTCATAATGATAACCGCCCTTACCGCCTTTATACATCTCATCAATAATTGAATTAAGATCATCTCCCTCTTCTGGAATATTGTTTGGAAAATATATTGAGATAGGGGTAGGAACGTTAATTTTTGGTTCGGAGATTGCACCACCACCATTAATTTTATTTATTTCCTCTTCTAGTTGCTTTATTTTATATTCAGAATCACCTTTATATTTTCCCTGTAAAGCAGTTGAATCGCCTCCAAATGCAAAAAATTCCGCAATGTCTTTATGAGCAGTCTCGCTATTAGCAAAATTTCTTAATTGTGGTGGATAATCAACCAATAAAGAAAAATTTAATGTTGCACTTCTTTCTGAATTCATGTAATTATACATTGGTTCATTTCTTCCCACCATTACAGTAGACTCATATTTAGCTGTTGCAGTTTCATTAACTTCCAAGTTGTATGGTGGAAACCACATCACACGCCCGTTGAACTGACCGACTTCACTTGCTGGTATAGGTGAACCATATTCATCATCAATCACACCAAAACCATCGTTAGTGCTTATTACACGAATGGCAAGATTTTCAATACTAAACATCATATTTTTATTTTCCAACACACCTTTTTTATTTAAAACGGGATGTATGCGTGGTAACACTGAATTGAATATTACAGAATCTTCATTTCCCTGATATAAATTATTACCATTAAATCGAATTGCTTTTGCAAATCTATCATATTGATCTAATACGGAATGTTGACGTAAGCCAACTTTTCCAGCATTTTCAGGAAATGACGTTGAGGGTGCTCTCCATAGTGCAGAACCATTAAATCCAGCAATTTTACCGTCTTTTAAATATGCTTTTCTTGTAATATCAACAACAGAACCTTCTGTAGCATTTACTAGATTTCTCGTATATTCCAATAAACCAGCATTTATGTTAAATCCACTAGATAAATTTTGAGGAACAACTGAAACACCACTAGGAAGACCTTGTAAACCAGATGTTATTGCAGCAGTTTCTTTAGTAACACCATCTCTACCCCAAACAACTTTATTTTCAATTAAATCACTAAATTCAGTATTATCACCAACCCAACTATTCATATTATAGTCAGAATATAAGTTTAAAAATCCTTCATCTAACATTTCGTCAGATACTTTAGAAATAGTGCTTCCAAAATTATTATCAATAAACTCAGCAGTTGGTGCATATTCTTGTATTGATGAACCATTTAAAACATATGCCTGATTCATTCCAGCATTTGCCTGTGCAATTGAACTTTCTTTAGGTACTGTTTTCAAATAAGGATATTCCTTATTATCATTATAATTAAAAAAAGTTTTATTACCTATATTATAAATTACATCTCTTGGGTTAATTGGTATTTTTACAACATCTGCATATTCAGAAAAAACATCACCAACTTTACCCTGTTTATAGGGATTTCTATTAATAGCAGTATACATTAAACTTAATTGTCCCTTACCACTATTTTTGATATAATCATCATTGGTTGAGGTTGGCTTAAATGGATAATCTCTATTTGGATACCAATATGCAGCAATATGACTTAATTTTTCTAAAAAGCTTGTGCTTGATTTAACCGTAATATTATAATTCTTGCTAAATGATATTATTGGTTTTCCAGTTAAAACATTACTTAAATTTAATACAGGTAATACTTGCTGAGAAGCATGTGACATCGAATTGAGTGCCATTTGTTTAGCAAGCATAGCTAAACCAATTGTTGAAATTGGAGTTTGATTTGTTACAATTCTACCAAATACAGTATTTTCAAGATTGATCGATTTGAAAGGTGTTATTCCTGCAATAACACTATTAATAGCATCAACAGTTTTATTAACTGTAGTTTGAGTATTAATAGGATATTCAGTATCAGGTGCATAAATATTTCTAGCAGCTAATGTCTTTCTCAAAGCCTCCGTACTAGTTAATAATCTTGAAGTTGGAATACCAGATGTATTTGCCATTAATTTTTTTAAATAAATACTTGCATATTGATTTTATTTACTGTATTTTTACATTGGAATAGACCGCTCCAAAACCCAAAAATTTTTCTCACCATTATTTTAACAAAAAAATTGGGTAATAATTTGTAATAATTATTTTTTATTATAATTTAATTACTACTTTTGATTTTTAATTTGAATTTTATTTATAAAATGAATATAGCTACCCTATCATGTCAAGTTTTAATTGGATTTGAAAAATTCAATAACAAACCTTGTAAATTTGTTCTTTGGTTCGCAGAACTGAAGAAAGTAGCGTGCGGTGCGAGACTGTGTAGTGTACGTCAGTACGCTATGCTGTGCGCTTGCGTAAAGCTACGTCAAAGTTACAAAAAATAAAGTTAGTAATTACCATGTTTTTGATAAAAATATTAATATTTAACTTTTATTAACAAATATTAACAATTAAATAAATAATAAAATAAATTTAAATAGCTGATAATTAGGTATTTATGTTTACACTTGTCCACCTGTTCCATTTCTAGCAGATGCAAGTTTTTGTACTGAAGTATTAATATTATATACTTTTTGCATAAATTTCTCCCCATCTATTTCCATTGTAATATTACTTACGATAGCAACATTTTTATCGGTGAATTCAACTTTTAATGGACTTCTCAATAGGTTTGCTAATTCAGCCAACATTCCACCACCAGATATGTTTGCACCGCTAATTGCAGTAATTGCATTTTGAACAGCAACCCAATCATCTTTACTTCCAGATAAAGCTGCATTTATATTAGCAAAACTATCACCAACTATTTTAAAATCTGGTGCACTTAGTGCAATTGTTTTTATTGCTGTAAGTGTTTCGCTACTTATTTTTAAATTAGAAAATGATGTAACTAAATTACCAACTCCTGTTACTAAATTACCAATTCCTGTAAACATATATCCAATTCCAGCTGTTGCAAGACCAATACCTGCACCTATTGCTAAAACTGAAAGACCAATCGGTGTTAATGCTATTGCTAACATACCAATACCAATAGATGCTGCACCCGCTGCTGTGCCAAAAGCAACTATTGATGGTGCAGCAAACATTAATGTGGTAGCAGCTGCAATTCCAGCTGCTGTAATTAAACCAATTGTGATTACTATGTTTTGTAAAATTTTTGCTTTTTCAACATCCAATTTACTCATTGCATCTGCCAATAAACTAATACCAGCAGCAGCAGCACCAACACCTGCGCCAGTACCTAAAGCAGCAGCACCAATACCTGCACCAATACCTAATGCAGTACCACCTGCACCACCCCCAAATGTACCACCACCTGCTGGTGCTGTGGGTGGGGGTAATTGTGGCCCATATACTGGGTTTTTCCCAAACATTCTACCAATAGAACCACCTACAGTAGAAACTCCTTTTTCAACAAAAGTACTTGTTAATCTACCAAGAACACCAACAACGCCTTTCCACGCAAGACCCGCAAGTAATAATGTTGCAATCGCACCACCAGTTCCAAACTTACTTATTGCATCAAAAATTGGTCTAACGGTTTTTAATAAACCATTCACATTATCTAACAAAGGCAATAATGCTGCTTTTAATGCGTTTATGGTGTTTTTAAATGCCTCATCAAAGGTTTGGGCTTCTTTTGCTCTATCTTTAAGTAATACTTGTTCTTTAGCAAATGCATCTGCTTGGTCTTTAGTTAAAGTACTAATATCTTGCATATGACCACCAAGTAATACTTGATATTTACCTGTGGCACTATTCATTGTGGATGCACCTTGAATTAATTCTTTTTCACGTTTAGTTAAACCCATTCCAGCAGTTTGTTTATCTAAAAGACTTAAATCAAGTCTTCTTTGTGCAATTTGTGATATTTCTTCTTGTGATATTCCTAATGATTTTGCAACGTTTGCAAGTCTATCTCTATCTTCAGGACTTATAAATTTTTCAAAAGTACCATCTGAATTTTTTTTAAGTGTATAAATACCCTTTGTCATTTCAGAAATTTTTTCAGTCATTTTATCTGGTTCATTACGAGCCATATATAACCATTGGAATGGGTCCATTTTAGCAAACTCACCACCCATTACCTGTAAATTAGCACCTAATTCAATAACTTGATCTAATCCTCTAGTTGCTTCGGCAACATTAAGTGCGGTAGCTAAACTTACTCTAGTTTTTTCGGCATTCATTGCCATTTGACCCATTGCCTTTACACCACCCTGAAAAGTAAAAGTACTTAATTTTTTAAAATTATCATTAACTGTTTTTAATACTTTAGTTGTATTAACACCCATTCTTTCAGATGTGTCTACAACACCTTGTACAAAATTCATTGTATTTTTAACATCAACACCCATATATTCAAATTGAGCACCAAGTTTAGTTGCATTTTCAATACCTAATCCAGTACCTTTACCCATAGTTACAACATCTTCAACCATTTGAGCTGATAATACACGTGCTCTACCAGTTTCATCAGCAAAACCCTCCATTATTTTTTGAATATCTTCCAAATTAGCACCTAAAGTTGCAGCAAATTGTGCGGATTGCTCAAAAGATAATCTCATTTCGACTGCTTTAGCACCAGACATTCCTAAATTAAGAATTGTTGATTTAATTGCTTTATCTGATGCTTGTAAATATGTCCACCCAAGTTTTAATTGATTGCCCAATTCTCTTGTTAAATCAACAGCAATTTGTCTGTATTTAACACCAGATTTTAATAATTCATTTTCGGTTTTTAAATCGGCAATTAATTTTGCGTGTTCTTTCGTAATTTTATTTAATAGAGCAGGAATTTTTGCAAGTGTTTCTTCTTGTTCAATGGTCTTAGGACCGATCAAATTAGTTAATTCTAATTGTTCTTTAAGAAGTTTATTAATAGCCGTTCTGTTATTTTCAGCCATTTTCTGTTTTAAAAACATTGCTTCTTCTTTAGCACCGAGATCGGAATATAATTTGGCTTGTTTTTCTAGTGCATCATTAACTTGTTTAAGATTATTAGCATTTACAGAAGTGGGATTTTTAGCCATGATAATTTAACGTTTTTATATAAATACAAAGAGTTAAATAATATATTTTAAAATATATTTAATTATTATTTATATCTTTGTATTTATAAATGTAATAACAATGTTATGAAAAAAGTAAAAACTTTAATGATCAGGCTAGATGAAGAATTGTTCAATCAATTTAAAATTATAACAGAAAAAAATAGAACTACTATGTCACATGAAATTAGACAATTTATAATTAAAAATATTAGAAATGATAAATAAAGAAGAATTTATTTTTTTAATTAAAAATAATAAAAACCCTAATGTTTGTCGTGAAAGTTATATTAAATCACACCATAATATAAATTATGATGAAATAAATATACATGATTTATTATATTTTTCAAATAATTTTAGTTTTAAACAGAAATTATTTAATTATGTAAATAATATAATAAAAATACCAGTATGCCCAGTTTGTAATAAGAATGTAAATTGGGGTAATACCAATAACAAATATTTTAGATATTGCTCAAATGAATGTATTAATAATGATAATAATATTAAAAATAGAATAAAAAGCACCAATAATATAAAATATGGTAGCAATTGTGTTTTTCAAAATGCAGACGTTAAAAACAAAATAAAAAATAGTTTAATTAAAAAATATGGGGTTGAACATATTTCACAATCAAAAGAAATTAAAAATAAAGTAATTCAAACAAATCAAAAAAACTTAGGTGTTAATTATCCATCACAATCTCCTTTGGTTAAAAATAAAATAAAAAAGACCTTATTTGAAAATTACGGAGTATCTCACCCAATGAAAAATATTAACATTAAAAATAAATCAATAATAAATCAAACAAAAAATACAATTAAATTATCTGCCGACATTATGGGTAAAGATGTAATAATTACTAATAATGGTAACAATAATTATTTAATTAAAAATCAGTGTAAAATACATAGTGAATATACCATAAATAAAAAAGTATTTTATTGGAGAGTTATTTTAGGAAAATGTGAAAATCCTTGTATAATATGCAATCCAGTTGGAAATAATTCTTCGCTTAAAGAAGATGAAATTAAATCATTTATAGAAAATGATTTAAAACTTAAAACAGAAAAAAATAAAACAATTTTAAATAATAAAGAAATTGATATTTACATACCTGAAAGCAGGTTAGGAGTTGAATTTGATGGTTTATATTGGCACTCTAGCATATATAAAAATAATAAATACCATTTAAATAAAACAGAATTATGTGAGAAAAAAGAAATTCAATTATTACATGTTTTTGAAGATGAGTGGGTTTTTAAAAAAGAAATTGTTAAAAGTATAATTAAATCAAAATTAAACATATTTAACAGTAAAATATTTAGTGAGGATTGTGTTATTAATAATATTAATTCTGATAAGTCTAAAATATTTCTAAATGAAAATAATATTCACGATTATACTAAATCTAAATTAAATTTTGGGTTATATAATGATGATGAATTAGTTTTTTTAATATCATTTAAAAAAACTAATAAGAATGAATATAAAATGATTAATATTTGTAATAAGATCAATCATTATGTAGTTGATGGTGCAAGTAAGTTATTAAATTATTTTATTATAACATATCAACCAAAGTCAATTATAACTTTTTCGGATAGAAGATATTCAAATGATAGTTTATTAAAACAACTCGGTTTTAGTTTTTTAAATAATACCAAGCCAGATTATTACTATTTTAAATCAAGTGGATTAACGAGATATAATAAAAAAGAAATACAGGTTTTTAATAATGACAAAGAACAAGATATAAATAATAAATATTTAAAAATATTTGACTGTGGTAAAAGTAAATTTATATTAAATATTAACTAATTACCTTGGTCTATTATTCTTACTTCTTGCTTTATCTTGCATTTTTTCTACTTCTTCATTCTCTCTTTGAAGTAAATATAAGAAATGTCGTCTACGATATATTGGAAGTTTCTCAATATATTCTGCTTGAAATTTGGCGTGTTTAGTTAAAATGAAGATTTCTTCATCAACCATCTTCTTATACTCACCCGCTAAATTTGAGGGAAAAAAAAATCTACACCAACACTTAAACTTGTGTAAAATTTATAACCATCATTGGTCATAAATTCATAATTCATATCAACATCTGGAGATACTTCCATCAATTTTTTACGAATGGTATATGCATCTAAAGCAGGCATTGCATCAATAAATCTGTCAATATATGACCTATCAGCCTTTTCATTAATCGCAACAATGTGTGATTTTAATTTCATTGTGTTATACTGGCTAAATTCTTCATTATACACTTCTTTAATTGATTCTGCTTTTTTAAAGATTAAATTTTCATCACCTGAACTTAATAATTTAAATTTAACAGTTTTTTTACGCATAGGAAGTTCCACAGAAAAATATCCAAATTCATCAGGAAATTCTTTAGGTTCTTTATATTGTAATTTTAATAAATTAACTGTAGTTGTAAACGGTATGCCTGATCTTGGGTCAGTTACTTGTACTGTATAGTCTGAACCATAACTCGAAGTACGAAGAAATAAAATGATTGCATTTCTATCGCCCGTTAATAATTCATCAATATTAATTCCTTGAGTTTTAATTTTTCTTTTTAAAAGTTTATCTAAAACAGTTCCATTTTCAATTAATGATGGTGTAGTTAATAAATCTTCGTCTTTTGAAGTCATATATTCAACATTGACTTCTGAAATACCATGTGAATAAAACATGCCTTTTGATGGTAATTTAACTACTTCATAAGAAGTCATTAAATCTGGATCAGTTTCTTTAGTCATTGTTTTTTCAAAATCCTGTTGATTAAATTGTGTTGGTTTTGGAATTGAAACATTTGAGACATTTGAAACTGAATTTACATATTGTGATTCATCAGATACTTTATCATTCGCTTCTTTATATTTTTTTAATGCATCTGAAACACTTTCTCTTTGAGGTAATTTATTATTTTCCATAATTATAAAATTTTATAGTTTTTCAATAAATACTATAAAAAAAATTTTGTAACATAATTCAAGATTTTAAATTAAATTACGTAATAGTAGTTATTAACATGTATGGTTAAAAACATTTTATAAAAATTACTTAAAGTAAAACATTAAATATAATTTATGGGCAGGGATAGAGTTAAGGAAGAAAAGGATTTTCAGGAACTAACATCAACAGATTGTAATATTGTTTCTTCAAGGGTTAAAGAAGAAATTAGTAAAATTATAAAAACAGAAATAAAATTAACAGCAAAAAATGACAGTCAAAAAAATTTAATAAACTCAATAAAAAATAATGAAATTACAATATGCGGTGGTAGAGCAGGTTCTGGTAAAACTTATATTGCTGTTGCATATGCTTTAAGTCTTTTAAGAAAAAAAGAAAATGGTTATAATAAAATATATTTAGTAAAATCGGTAACTACTTTAAAATCAGAAGATTTAGGTTATCTTAAAGGAAGTTTGGACGATAAAATAACACCCTTCATGTTAAGTTATTATATTAACATGGAAAAAATAATTGGGAGCATTGCATTAAAATCTTTAATTGAAAAAGAAATTGTTAAACCATTACCACTTGCGTTTATGCGTGGGGTTAGTTTAGATAATTGCTTAATAATCAGTGATGAAGCACAAAATATAACGATGGATAATTCACATACCTCAATGACTCGCATTGGGGAAAATTGTAAATTAATTATGTTAGGTGATACCAATCAAATTGATATTACAAATAAATCAGACAGTTCATTAAAACATTTAATTAAAATGTTTAATAATACTGAAAATATTGGTGTTGTTGAAATGAGTAATGCTGATAAAAATGTTAGAAATCCGCTTATTGATGTTATTGAAAATAAATTTGACGAGTACTTTAAAGAAAAAAGAAAATAAAATGAATTATTGGATAAAAACGGATATTGATTACCTAAAAGCTAATTTTTTAAACAAAAGTGATTTGGAATTATCAATTATTTTGAATAGGTCTGAAAAGGGTATTTCTAATAAAGCGAATGAGCTTAATTTAAGAAAATCTGTATTACATATCTCAAAACAAATTGGAAAAAGAAATAAAATGGTGGGTAGAGATTTAAATATAGAATATTTAACAGAAGTTGCATTAAAATATAAAACCAGAGGTGAATTTCAGTTAGCTGACCCAAGTGCGTATACAACGTGTCGACAATTAAAAATTGTTGATGATGTTTGTAAACACATGATTAAACAGCATTACTCTACCCCACAATTATTACTATTTGAAATTTTAAAAATTTTATTTCCTAATTGTATTGTTGAATATAATAATCGAAAGGCAATAAAACCTTATGAAATTGATATTTATATTGAAGAATTTAATTTAGGATTTGAATACAATGGTAAACAGTGGCACACTGATAATATTAAAGATAAAATTAAATTTGATTTATGTATAAATAATAACATCAGTTTAATTGTTATTAATGAAGTTAGTAAAAAATATATTTTTGACATAAAACAACAGCTTATAACAAATTTACATATAATTAATAATATTACCAATTCAAATATTACTGAAAATAAAATATTAGAAATTAATGATAAATATTTATATCAACTAATAAAAAATAATATTTTTAATGTAAACGATGTTGTTAAAATTATTGAAAAATATAATAATTACCATGATTTTATTATTAATGAACCTAAAACATATAATCTATTAAAAAAAACCAAATTATTGAATGAATACACTAAACACTTAATTAAAGATCGTATTTGTTGGAATGTTGAATTGGCTATAAATGTAATTAATAAATGTAATTCATATAATGAATTGTTTATAAATAATTATGGTTGTTATTTGTATGTAATGAGAAATAATTTAAAACATCTATTAAATAAATTTAAAGAAGTAATAAATTTTGAAATTATTCAAAAACATATTACAGATAATAATATACCTAATATTACAACTATTAAATATGATAATTATAATTATTTTAATTACATGAAAAAAAATAATTTAATTGATGACTGTAAGTTATTTATAAAAGTAAATAAACAATTATTAAGTGAGTCTAAAAATGGAAACTAAAATATTTGTAATATATGTTGGAATTGCAGGGGTGCGTAGTGAAGACATACCTAGTTTTGTTACAAATGTAACAAAAAAAATTATTCCCAGCACGTTTGAGGGTGAAATCATATCAATACCAATACAATCTACTAATATAAAAATAGAATGTATAAACCCAAAATATATTACAGATAGTGAATTAATTTTTGAACATACAGAAATGATGAAAAAATTACAAGAAAATCTCCAATATCAATTGGAACAATTAAAATTAAAAAATGAGTAAGAAAATAAGGGTGGGTATTGATATTAATGAGGTGTTCAGAAGTAAATGGATTCAGACAGATCGATTCTTTTGTCAAGAGTTCACCGATGAGGGTGTTCCTGAACAACCATATGTATATGACTTTTTTAAGAATTATCCTTGGAAAGATACTGTTGAGGTGATTAAAGAATTGAAAGAACCGGGTGATCTTCCCGAAGACATTAATCCTTTGGATTATCAACACGATGAAAAACTTGGTGAAGCACCAGCAGATGCTTTTTTGTTTAAAGCACCTAAAGAGATTAAATTAACTGCAAAAGAAGTATATAATAGGTTTATGTATGAAGATTTTGTTTTTGAAATTCATGCATCTGCACCGATTATGTATAAGCAAATGGATTTACATGTAAATAATTTTCTTTTAAAATATGGTGATAGTGTAGAATTTACATTATTTTCTGTTGAAAATAGATTTAGCATTCCATCAACACTTTTCTTTTTAAGTAAGATGACATCTAGATTTAAAAATATTTGTTTTGTTGATAAAGCAACCGAAATGTGGAAAGATATTGATGTATTAATTACAACAGACCCTGAAATATTACAATTAGGTGCTCCTTGGGGACAAAAATTAATTAAAGTAAAAAGACCATATAATGAAAACATTAAATCTGGTTCTTTAGAAATATTACAAATTGCTGAATTATACGAAAATCCAGAATTTGAAAAAATAATTAAATTTAAAAATTAAAAAAATGAGCGAAGTATTAAATAATGAAGTTCAAAAGGCTGAATTAGAAAAAATTGAGAAAATTAAAGAATCACTTGGTAAAATGGCAGAAAAAAAATCAAAATTTTTATTTGTTGTACCCGAAGCACAAAGTCCTGTGGCAAGTGTGTATGAAATTTATTTCCATGCAACAGTTGTAAAAAATATGGGATATGAAGTAATTATGTTGGTTGAAAAGGGTGACTATGCTGTTCCCGCTTGGATTGAGAAAGAATTAACGGGTTTTAAACACATGTCAATGTCAGACCCTAAACTGATGGTCGGACCTGAAGACGTGATGGTCATTCCCGAAGTATATTCAAACGTTATGGAACAAACCAAAAATTTGCCATGTATAAGAATTGGATTATTGCAATCTGTTGATTATATGGTGAATAGTTTAATCCCGGGTACTGATTGGAAATCTTTTGGTATTAATGATATTATTACAACCTCACAAACACTTAAAGAATGGGTTGAAACATTCTATGGAACTAATAAGTTTAACATTAAAACATATAATATTGGTATTCCAGATTATTTTGAAAAATCAAAATTACCACAAAAACCTGTTATTTCTGTAATAGGTAGAAATGCAAATGAAATTTCAAAACTAGTCAAGTTATTCTTTAGCAGATATCCACAATATAGTTGGGTAACGTTTGACCCTATGCTTACAAAGAGCAAACCGCCACAGGCAATGCGTAGAATTGATTTTGCAAAAAGATTACAAGGTAACTTTGCTGCAGTTTGGATTGATAGAATTGCTTCTTTTGGTACGTTTCCTTTAGAGTGCATGAAATCGGGAGTAGTTCCAATTTGTTTAAAACCAGATATTATGCCAGAATTTATGGTTAAAAGAGATGAAAATGGTATAGTGACAAATGTTGTTGAAGGCGCTGGAGTTTGGACTGATAATTATTATGATCTACCAGTGTTAGTTGGTGAGGTTTTAATTAAATTCTTAGATGATAATGTTGATGCTAAACTATATGAATCAATGGATGTTGTGGTTGCAAAATACACTCAAGAAGCTGCCGAAAATCAATTAACTGAAGTTTATCAAGGATTTCTTAATGATAGAATAATTTTAATGCAAAAAGCAATTGAACCAGAAACAAAAGAATAATTTTAAATTAAAAAATATAAAAATGAATATTACAGTAATAATTCCAGTTCACGAATATAATGATGTGGTTAACAACTACCTAAATAAAGCAATTGAATCAATACTTAAACAAGAAGATCTTGTTAATGAAGACTTAAGTCTTAATTTACCGAAAGTGATTATAGTATATCCTCCAGAGATTGAAGAACAAATGAAAGTTTATAATTATGTTCATCCAGATGTTACATATCTCAAAAATGAAGGTAAAACGGATTATCAATCTCAAGTAAATCTTGCGGTAAAATCTGTAACAACCGAATATTTCTCGGTACTTGAATTTGATGATGAGTATAGTACCACTTATTTCAAGAATGCAAATAAATACATTGAGTCATTTCCTAATATTGATATCTTTTTAACTATGATGATTGAGGTTAATGAAAAAAATGAGGGTATTAAATTAACCAATGAAACTGTGTGGGCACAACAGTTTGTGGGCGAAAATGGCGAAATGGGTTATTTAAATGCAAATGCATTAAAGCAATATAGTGATTTTAAATTATCGGGTGCAATTATAAAGAAATTGGAATTTGAAAATCTTGGGGGGTATAAATCAAACATTAAATTAAGCTTCATGTATGAATTTTTACTCAGGGCATTAAATAATGCATGTAAAGTATTTTCAATACCTAAAATTGGATATAAACACCTTGCAACAAGAGAAAATAGTCTCTTTGATAATTATTTAAAAACTATGTCAGTTAACGAAAGAAAGTTCTGGTTTGATACTGCAACCACAGAAGCAAACATTATGAACGACAGGACAATTGATGTGTCAAGACTTCATAAACAAATAATTTCGGAATAATACTATATATTGAATCTATTTTAAATAATGAAAAATGAAAATAATACACCGTATTTTGCCGAAAAAGAAGAGAATGCAGTTTTAAACTACATTAAATCAAATTCATTTGAGGAAAAAAATAAGATATATAACGAAATTCTTATAGAACCTTTTCGAAAAATGATACAATCTATATTAAGACGTTACCCAATATATATTGGTAATTATGATATGATTGAAGTGGAATCAAACGCACTTTCTCATTTAATTGAAAATATGATTAAGTATAGACCATTTATTATTGAAATTAATAAATGTGGAACGTCTAAATGGAATAAATTAGATATTAATAATAGATTCTGGTTTGTGGAAGAAGCAAATTATAGATTAAATGATTTAATTAATGAAGACCAAATAAATAATTATCGAATATTTAATTCAAGGGCGTTTAGTTATTGTCAAACGATAATCAGAAATTTTTATAAAGATCATGGTAAAAAAAGTTATACTGAAATGAAAATTAATTTACCGTTTGATGACTATGTTGACGAAATTAATGAGAATGGTGAATATACTTATGAAATTGAAATGGAAAATCAACACCAACTTGAAAAATTAATTAACGGAGTTGTTAATAAAATTGAAATTAAAATCAATGGTGATTGTTTAATGAAAAAAAACGAAATTATTGTTGGAGATGCAATTGTTAATGTTTTAAAAAATTGGCATGTGTTGTTTATGGAAGATAGTCCAGATGGTAGATTTAATAAAAGAATTACAAATAAATTTGCAAAAAATAAAATATTATTTTTTTTAAAAGAACAAACAAATTTATCAGCCAAGGAAATACGAATTGCAATTAAACCATTTAAAGATATTTATTTTATTGAGAAATTTGATTATTTAGATGACTAATATTAATTAATAAAAAATATAAACATTATGAATATAAATATAAAAAATGATATGATTATGTATATAATGTGACATGTAGTTTAATTGTTATAAAGTATTTATTACTTCCACCCTAAAAAAATTTGGTGGAATGATGTCTTATAGAATAGCTTGTATTAAAGAACAAATTGATAAAATAGCCGATTTTACTCATGATTATTATAAAAAAGATATTTTAACTTACCGTATAAGTACAAGCGTAATACTAAAACGTGGATTTTTTAATAATATATATAAATCAAAATAACTAGTATTTATATGTACTAAAACTATATTTACAATGCCAAGACCTTTACGTAAACGCCTGCAATTCAATGAAGAAAGTGTAAATAAACTGCTTCAAGAAATTTACGATGACTCGTATAACATTAAAGCAAAAATCACTAGACTTTTTACTAAGTGGGAAACTAAAGTAAAAGAAAGTGGTGAAGTTGCCGCAATTGGTGATCAGATTGTTAAACTTATTGCTGCTGAAGCAAAAAATCAAGATCAAAAAATCATGTTGTTAAAATATTTGAAAGAGGTGGTTTTTGATAATAAATCTAATAACAACAACGAAACATCAAAATCTGAAGAAACTGGAACATTAACAACAGATAGAAGAAATGAATTATTAAATTTTGTTCAGAGTGAAATTGAGAGAAAAAAACAAAATAATAGTAAATAATGAGTTTGAGTGATAGTAAAAAAAATGTTTTTAGTAAAATTGGTTCGTATACATCAATTATTCAAACTATTGATAAAACGAACACTACAAACCTTTTCCCTTCAATCAACAATAAAAAAGACGTTATTCCGTTTTTATTAGATACTCTGAAGGTAATTGTCGGTACTGTAGCACTTCAAGAATTAACTGGTGAATTATTAACAAAATTTATTGATGGTATTGAACCTAAAATGAAAGATGCATTAAAAAAACAAGCAACTCAATTTAATTCTGGTATTAATTTACCCACAGCATTTTCTGTAACGGGGTATCAAATACCTGTAAAAAATATTGATGTTTATGGTAAATTAAAAACTAATCCAGATTCAAAAGTAGGAAGTTTACTTTATGAAAAAATTAAACCTAATTTTGATAATTCGTTATATAGTGCAATTAAAAATGAAAGTACCACAAGTATTGGCGGTTTAAATATGACATATTCTTCAATTACCGATAAAATAACATTAAAAGGCGATCCAGCTGCGACTATTGGTACTTGGACAAATAAATATATTGACAGCTTAACAATTATTGATAAAAAAGAAATTATCAGTAATGTAATGAATAAAATTTATGGGAGTATTACCAATGGTCAAAATAAAACAGTTGATGAGGTATACCAAGAATTAGTTGTTGACAAATTAATTCAGCAATTAATTGATGATGATAACGATACTTTTGAACTTTCTCCTAATGATAATGATGAATTATTAACCAAGGCAAATGAAATGGTTAATGGGGTTGTTAATTATGATATGGGATGTGGAGTATATGGAGCAAAATTATCCTTAAATGATTTAAGTAATATTGTGTCAAATATATCTGGATCAACCGATTCTTTTTATGTTGGTAATCAAATTAATGATAGTATTAATAAAAGTATTTCTGATCAAACAGTTGCAGATGAAAACAAAGACTCAATTAAAGACGGGTTTTTTCAAAAAATAATTCAATTTATTACACAATCATTAGCCAAAGCATTAACAACATCACCACAAGTACGTACTCTTTTGGGTATTATTAGTGGATTACAAAATAACGGTCAAATATTAATAAGTCAGGCTAAAGATGATTTAAAGAAGTTTAAAATTTTTATTAAATGTAACGTAAAACAAATTATTGCAATGATTACTGAATATATTTTTAATTTAGTGAAGAAATATTTAATATTACTACTCGTACCTATAATAAAAATGGTTTTAAAAGAAAAAATTAATCAATATATAAAAATATTAAAAAGTTTATTACCCACAAAAATAGCAAAGGTTGTTAGTTCTGGATAAATAATAAAAATTAATAATTTAAATTATATGTTATGATAGTAGATCAAAAAATAAATAAGAAATTTCTGGGCGTATATCTTATTGATAAAGATATAAATGGAACACAATTGGCAACTTCAATTAAACCAAATTGGTTTAGAAGATTTGCCACAAGATTATTCTTAGGCTGGAAATGGATAGGCATTAAAGAATTAAAGGAAAACAAAAATGGCAATTGATTTTAATAGTCCCGAATCGATTATTGACGGTTTTGATAAAATATTACAATTATCGTCTATTGGTGTTCCGCCACAAATTCCAGTTCCACTTATTTTAACAGGTGTTCCTCAACGTACAGGATTATCACCAACAAAAATTGCCTCAAATATAATAGCGAGAAAGAGTGAGGCGGGTTTACCTGTTGGTGCATTACCATCGGGAGCAATTAATCCCGATGAAAAGATGTGGAGGATTGCTATTGAGGAAATCGTGAATGCTTTTCAGCAAGATGCTGTTATTAGTGTAGGAATACCGCCCGGGATGGCAGTATCTGCTTTCGGTATTTCTCCAACAGGTCCTGTTAGTGTGTTTGGGTCAACAATTACATATATTAAAGGATTTGGGGTAATACAATAATGGAAGATTTAAGTAAATACACATTAATTGAGTTAAATAAAATGATTAATGATATTAAAGAAAAGCATGATGAGCTAAAACAAGAAATTATTGATCATAGTTACGAAATTGACAATCTTGATAGAATAATTAATGATAAAATTGAAATATTAGATAAAATTGAAAAAAATTATATTGCATTAATAGAAGAAACAACAAATAGATAATGTTTGACAAGCCAATAATACAAACTAGTAATCCTTTTAAAAGAGAGGATAATATTCAACCAACCAGAACAATTTATTATGGTGAAGTAATATCTATTGAGGATTCAACTGATGGTGGAAGAATTCAGGTTAAAATATTGGGGTTGGATAACAAAACATCTAATGCTGATTTGCCTTATTGTTATCCATTGCTCCCAAAGTTTTTTCATCTTTATCCACAGGTTGGCGAAATGGTTAGGGTGTTTATTGAAGATATTAAATATCCTGAAAGAAGTAGATTTTGGCTTGGGAGTGTTATATCACAACCACAAAGAATTGGGTTCGATTCAATATACACTGCCTTTTCAACGACCAATGTGGCACTTACTATACCAGAACCAGCAGCATCTACATATCCTGATGCAATTGGCGTATTTCCTCTTAAAACCGATGTGGCAATCGTTGGTAAAATAAATACTGATGTCATATTGCGCATAAATGAGGTACATATTAGAGCTGGAAAACATGAGAATGACAATATATTAAAACTTAACACAAAAAATCCTGCAGAAATTAGTCTTGTTTATGAAGCAAAAACTGGTGCTGCTAATGCTACCGTTTCTGCATATCAGAGTAGCACAATTGTAATGAGTGATAAAATTGCATTAATTTCACATGAAGGAACACCACAATTTAAACCAGCACGTTTAGTGCAAAAAGATAGAGAAAGAATTTTTGCCGAAGGACACCCAATGGTAAGGGGCGATGTTCTTGCTGAGGCGCTAAATATCATGCGTAATGTAATAATAAGCCATATTCATGGATATTCTGGATTGCCTGCGGATAAAGATGCGCTTGTTAATAATTTAGAAAAAATTAATTTCGATTCAATCTTACAAAAAAATATTGTAATTAATTAATTTTTTTGTAAGTTTGCATAATGAAAATTTCAATAGATATACCCAGCGAATTGTTTACCGCATTTAACGATGTAACATTTTATGATGAATTTCATAAATATTATGTTAAAAACGAAGAATTTATTTCGGTTACAACATTGATTCATAAATATCAAGAGGAATTTAATGGGGAATATTGGTCAGAATATAAAGGAAATCAACTTAATCTCAAACCTTCTGAAATATTAAGGGCATGGAACTTCATTAATAAAAAAGGAACAATCAAAGGTTCTGCAATTCATGATTATGCAGAAAATCTTTTCCAAAATAAAAAATTCGAATATCCCAAACAAACAATATTAAATGAATTTGGATTTGACCCAATATGGGAAGAATACAGAACAACAAAACAACATGTTGATAATTTTTATGCTGATGTTCAAGGTAAATTAATTCCAGTTAGAACCGAATTTGTTATTTATGATAAGGAGACAAATATTGGTGGAATGTTGGATATTTTATTTTATAATGTGAAAGCCAATGAATTTCAGATTTGGGATTATAAAACTAACAAAGATTTTACTGCTGAGTGTAAATCTAGACATTTAAAAGACGAATTATATATGCTTGAAGAATCTGACTTGGAAATATATTCCTTACAGTTAGAATTATATAAGCAAATCATTGAAAAAAATGTACCTATAAAGTTAGGAAAATCTTACTTGGTCTGGTTTTCACATAATAATGATAATTATAAAATTATTGAAACTAAAAATAGAGAATATTACGTTAAGCAGATTTTAAGTAAAAGAATGAAAGAGATTGCAGAGTAAATGTCAACTAAAAGCTAATTAATTGTTAATTTCATCTTAACCGAACCACAATCATAAATTTTATGCAAACCATTGGATTTTAATTCGGTTTCAGTCAATTCAGATCGTAAATACCTTTTAAACTTTCCAGATATAATATAGCGATATTTAGGTTTCGTATTTTTAATAATTTTAAACCCCAAGTTTTCATAAATATTATTTAAAAACCTTCTGTCATTAAAAACTATTATTGATTTTGGCGAATAATTATCGATAAAATATCTTAATGTGTGTTCGGCACAATTCTCTATATTTAATCCAGATAATTTATATTCGTCAATGCTTTTACTTTTATTAAATTGCATTAACGAAACTAAATTATCATTTTTAAAAGCACCTATTTTAATGTCAGAATAATCATTAAGACTTAAAGTGTTTTCTAATAAAAATTTGTTCGTTAGCTCAATATTATTAACTTCTTTAATAATATAAATATTTTCTTCTATTTTATCATTGATTTTATTTAATATTATCTTTTTAACAACATCTATTTTACCCAATATTTCATCTTCAAAAAAATGTAAAAGTTTCACGCCATTGGCATCACACAATTTTGTTTTATTTAAATGATAATTATTTCTTTTATATTTATTGCTGTGCCAATACAAACCATTAATCTCAATTCCTAATTTATGATCAGGAAGATAGATATCAAGTTCTTTGCCTTTTAATATTTTCCTATCATTAATAATATAATTAATGTTAATTGAATCTAAGAATGTGGTTAATTGTAGCAAAATGTTACTATATGATTTGTTTTTATTACAGTTTGTACATATTGTCGTATTGTTTGCTATTCTTGATGTTAATAAGTTGCTATTTAAATTAAAGTCGGCATTACACTTATTACAATGAAAAAACACATTTTTATTACTATCGTGTTTTATGAATTTAATGCTTGTATCTGTTATCCTGTTTAACATTCTTTGAATATTAAGCTCAGTTCCGTTAATAACATTGTCTATTCTATTGTTAATAACCGAACCAATGTTCATTGGGTTAGTAACGTTATATTTATCAAGTAAAGTTGTTTTTTGTTTTAACGAAATTTTATTACACTTCATTGGATTATCAACACCGTAATTTTTTAATGAAGTTTCTTTCTTCTTATATTTAACCAACTCTGTTTGGTTATGACTATCAACACCGTACTTAAGATTATTAGAGGCTATTATCAATTTTTTATGTTCTTCAGATGAATTTAGACATTTAATCGAGCAATATTTATTATATCCCTTACGAAGAGTACCGTTGTATTTTACGTTCTTGTCACAATTAGGACATTTAGGAACATCATTTAAACCATTAACATATAGACATACTTTCTCACTAAAAGTGGCTACAATGCTTTTATATTTATCAACAATTTCGTTATACAACAAGGTATTGTTAACCGACAACCACCTTTCGTTGGTTTTATGACCAGACTTATTATTTGATAAAAAATATTCTTGCAATTCTGATTTATTCATAATATATAAAAACAAACCACAAATATATAAATTATTTGTGGTTTGTTTAATTTTATTAACTTATTTGTAAGTGTCTGATTACATGTTTAATATGCACCTCCACGGCTGCAACTCCAAAGTAATATTTGTTAATTCATCACTTCCATGATCATTATCACCAAAATCAATTGAGGTAATCATGCATTGTTCCAAGAACCATTTTTCAACCTCAACCCCTGTTGGGTCCAATGCTTTTAGTAGAATATTCTTTTTATATCCTGCAGCGTAGCCCATTCTTCCTGTAAGTGATTCTGCGTGTAAACGAACCCATTCCATAAGTTGTTGTGAGGTGGACGGACCGATTGGATCAATAAATGTAACGCTCATTGTTTCCCAATTATATCTACCTGCAACATAATTTCTTTCGTTCATATAATCAATTTGTACTGAATTGATTTTCATTGAAGGTCTTTTGAACTTTTGTACTTTCCAAACTTCTATTCCCAATTCATTTGCGAATTCCGCAAAGAATCTATTAACTCTTTTTGGTTCGTATTCAAATGGAATCCCCCTTATCATTTCTCCTGCCATGTTGTTATTTGTTAAATTTTGTTTTGTTATTTTTATTTTATCATAAATACTGTTACGATTAAAATTTATAATAAAATTTTTTATTTGGGCATTGCACCCGTTCTTTTTAACAATTTTAATTCACTATATGTTAAATCCTCAATTGTTTTCATAAACGGCTCTTCTTCAAAAACAAAAACTGGAACACTAATTTCATCTACAACCACATCATCTTGATATGAATCAATAATCTCTTCAATTGGCTCTTCAGGAAGAACGTCTATATCTACCGATTCAACATCAGTTTGACCGAGAAAATAGTTTTGTTCGTTTAATGTTTGTTCGATAGGCGCATCAATAGTTTCATAAACTTCTTCTATCATATCTTTATTAAATTCATTGTTCTCAACCAATTTTTTATTCATAAATTTTTTTATTTTAGTCATTTTATTTTATTCTCTATTTTTTATTAATAAATACTTAATTTTAAAATAAAAATTCTACCAATTGGTAGAATTTTTATTAAATGCATATATCAATATATTTAATGTTTCCACAATCATATATTCTAAGTATTTTTCTTTCTAACATAATTTGATGTTCTGTTTTATTTGTATTGACCAGCACATTTATAAGAACAAAAAATTTTATTTTCTTTTATTTTTGATCTAAATGTTTTACTACAGCATTTACAATCTTTTTCAATAAAATATATTTCATCTATCTTATGTCGGTTATCTGATTTACATTTTTTTGAGCAAAACATTTTTTCATTACCCTTTTTCACATTAAACGAAATTCCACATTCTTTACAAATTAAATTAACAATTGTTGCCATAATTGAAGTATTTTATATTTAACCAACTAAGTCGGTCTTGCAAATACAAATACTTGATTTCAATAAAAAAAGCCGTTAATAACTAAATTAACGGCTTTTTAAATCTATTAGATGTTATTTATGCACCAACATCTGCAAATGATGCTCCTGAAGGTGTTATTGTGAAAGTAATTCCAATGAATTCAACTGCACGTGTTGGTTTTAAGAAGATTTCGCCATAAAGCTCATTTCTATCCATTGTCTCAGGTGTATTATTACTACTATCCATTTTAATTCTAAAATCTTGTAATCCCCTTTCTCTTTTAATTGTATCGAGAACAGGAGTTGCTTTAGCTAAAAATTGATCAATAGTTGCTTGGTCGTTTTGTTCAAACACTAGTCTGATTGCAATGTTTGCAATAAGTACTTTAATTTGAAGTAATAATCTACGAACATTTATTCTGTCAAGTGCACTTTCTTTAACCTGAAGTGTTTTTTGTCCAAAGATTGCAGTTCCAGAATCAGCAAAGTCAGCCATTGGATTAATTCTACCCGCATAAAGAATATCACGAGCCTCAAGTGATAATTTATATTTAGATTTTCTTGCACCTGTTACACCACGATTTAAACCAGCTGGAGCAAACCAAGGAAATGAAGTATTATCAGTAAATGCCATTGCTTTTACAACTTCACCTGTTGGTGGAATGTACATATTAACATTATTTTGAGTATCCCTCATTTGAATCCAAGGAAAATATGTACAAGAATAGCTTGAATCAATACTTGATGTGTTAATTAAATCAACAACTCCTTGCGCTGCTATAACATCTGACTTACCTCCATCACCGATTGTCACGGGAATGTCAATATCTGGCGCATCTATAACGTATAGGGTATCGGTTCTTTGCTGTTCAATCATTTCAATTGTATTTTGAATTAAAATATTTTGATCTGACCAATTAATACCCGGTGTAACAAATACGTTAATTGTAACTTCTTCAGGATTTGAGAAAGTATTAATTGCTGTTTGCCATGCTTGAAAATCATTCATGGGACTGCCATTAGGATTAACCCCGTCCCAAATTTTATTAAGGCTATAATTATCACTATATGAGCGAGTATAACCAACTCCATCAACACCCCTATTTACATCCCAACCATCAAAACCGCCCGCAGGGACTAATGTGAATTTTCTTGTGTTAATGTCATAATATGTCAATGTTGGATCAAGAACATCATCTGCAACTTGAAATTTACCATTACCACAATCAAAATCATACCCATTTTCGGTAATGCCTGTTGCATATTTATCCATGTGAAATCCTATTGTTTTAATGTGACTACCAGTACTTTCCTGACCATTAAAATTAAAGAAATTCTGATTAATCCCAGTTCCAATAACATTGGATGCATCATAAGCATTTTCAGAAATACCTAAATATACTTTTTTTACTCTTTCATCTGTATTGTATTGAGTTTTGTAAAAAATCTTTGGAGTAATACCTGCAATAATTCCTGCCGTATTCCCAGTAGTGGTTGCAGAAACAGCATAGTTATTAAAGGAATAGCCTTCGAAACCAGCAGGAAAATCCCCTACCGCAATATCTGTACCTACCTCAACCATAATATATTTACTTTGAAGGTCATATTCACCATCTGAAGTACCAATGCGCTGTCCAATGTAATTATTTTGTCCAATAATCATTGTACATTTCGTAAATGATTCCAAAAGATTAACATTATCATCAGTATCATTAAAATCACGAACAAGCACATCAAACTCATATGTTAGAGGATTGATGTTAGCAATACTAACTTTAATTTCTTGATTTGCTGCATTACCATCCGAAATACTAATAAATTTAGCTAATCTACTTACTTTATTACCTTTTAATTGTGATACAATCCAAGGGGTTTCAGGGGTTTTAAATTGTGTTTTATAGTTACCAAAAAAGCTGGATTCACATTTAATTAAATCACTACTAACCCCAAATGCATATGGTGCAACTCCAGATATTCCATATTTAGTTAATCCTGTTGGATATGTATCACCATCACCATCAAGTTTTTTAATTAGGTCTGGATACACGGCTTCTGTCCAAATTTTAGTTGTTTTATCTTTAGACTCTAAACCAATTACGTTTGGTAAAAAACTGCTTGCATCAGGATTTAATGATACCACATATGATTGTGTTGTTAAACCACTTGTTGTAATCAATTTAAATGTACCAAATAAATTACCCGTACCCAATGTGGTTGTATTGCCTGAAAGTGGAAGTGTTAAATCTTTTATATTCCATTTAACTGATGTTGGTAAATTTACGTGATCATAAGTAGTACCTCTACTTCTAACTTTTGCTAATACCATGTTCTTATATGCAGTGTATTCAGTACCTACCAATACTGTTGTGTGACCACTTACATTACCAGCACCTGTAGCTGCTGTATATGATGTGACAATAAAATTATATGACCTACCCGTAAAATTAGTTGCACTTATTTTATCAAACCCTAAAAATGTCACACCAGTGTTACCGACTGCCTGTATCCCAACACCAAGATATGAATAGTTGATAAACGGCACATTGGTAAAAGTTGTTGCCGTTGTTGCAGATACTGTTATCGGATCAACACCCGCTTCTAAAGTAATTGCCCATGCTTTACCCGCATCATATCCACTTAAACCTAATATTCTTGTTATCCACATTTGATTAGATTCTTCTAAATATGCGTTAGCTACATAAGGTAATTGATATTGGGGATTCCCATTGGATAATCTAGCTACACTCTGCGCACCAAATCTTTGTGAGAATTGTGTTTTATCTTGAATGTAAATAGGCTCAAAGGCTGGTCCTTTAAGTGTTTCACCAACACCACCAAGTGTCGTTATTCCAACCGAGCGGACCACGTATGATAAATCACGTTCACGAAATTTAACCCCCGGGGAAGTAAATACAAATTCTGTCATTTTGTTAATTATTAATGTTTTTTATTATTATTTTATTTTCAGAAACCATTTAATTGTTGTTTTCAATAAATACTAAAAAATATTTCAAAAGGAACGTGAGGTGTATTATTATAAGTCAGTTGCTCTTCCCTATAAACCCAAATTTTAAGAATTTTAGATTTTTTATATTCAAATTTTTAAAAATTTGGATTATTTATGTTTAAATTTTTAAAAAAACACGAAAAATTATTTTAAAAATAATTTCTATTAATAAGATTTCCTTTGGTTTAGTATTTATAAAAAATATTTGAATATGAACAAATCGCAAAGAATTTATTTGGGAACGGGGAATACGAGCAATGTTGGGCTGGATATGCACATCAAAATAAAACTTGAGCAAGATGTTGATACTCTTGAATTTCTTACAATGAAATTAGATGCAAATGATGCATATCAAAATTTTAATTCAGATTATGGTGTTCTAATTGGAAGGGTACTTGCTAATGGTGGTGTTGGTATACCAAATACTAAAATAAGTGTATTTATCCCTTTAACAGATAGTGATGCTAATGATGGGGAAATAACTAGCATTTATCCTTATACAACACCTAGAGATACAAATAATGAAGGAAAAAGATATAATTTACTACCACGTGTATCTCAATATGATACTAATGTGGGCACATATAAACCAGCACAACCATTTGGATCATTTTTAATTAAACCTGAACTTGTGTCTAATCAACCATTCCTTGATGTATATAAAAAATATTATAAATATACTGCACTAACTAATGATAATGGCGATTATATGATTTTTGGTGTGCCTGTAGGAACACAAACCGTGCATATGAGTGTAGATATTACGGACATAGGAAAATATTCAATGTCACCACAGAGTATGATTACTGCAGGTTATCCTGCAAATTTATTTACAAAAAATGGAAATGAAATAAAACCAAGTCAAGATTTAAACGATTTGCCTAACATTGAAACACAAGAAATTGACGTAAATATATTTCCTTTTTGGGGGGATATAACAAATTTTGAAATTGGCATTACACGTCAAGATTTTAGGGTTCGTGCAAATATTGAATCAAATTTTGTGATATTTGGTACTTCAATGACAATGGGTCAAATGGCAATGTTTGGCAATCCAAATGTTTCAAGAACAAACAGAGGCTTTTATGCAATGTCTTATTCATTGGATTCTACCGCTGGTATTCCACTATATTCAAATTATGGTAATATTGATATTCGTGTTAATAGAGTTGCACCAATAGAGATTAAGGTATTTTCGATTTTACCAAGCTCTCCAAATATACAAATAGATTCTAACGGTGATTTACAATTACTCTCTAATTTTGATCCAGATACTGACATTGTTGAATTGTTTGATAGTGATTATTATAAGTATGTAGATAATAATGGAAATTTTGCGTTGAGCATTCCATGTAATCAGGTAAAGATCATAACGGATGATTTGGCTGTTGATAAAATTGTTGATAATAACTCAACCGTTGGGGTGTTTAGTAAATTCTTTGGAATGGTTTTAGCGAGATATCCCGATGTGGACGTTTTGCCAATAAATTCATATCATGACCGTGATTTTCTTGTTAATCACCCCGCACGTCCCGCAAGGGGTTGGTTTAAAATACCCCAATCGATTGGATTAATAAAAGATGATCAACATTCGGATGGTCAAAATTCTAATCTTGATTGGAAGGGAAATAATGATAAATGGAGAAAAGAATATTTTTCATTTAGTGCAAATACAATATATAGTATAGCACAATTTTTTCCAACAAAAAATCCGTTAATTTATGAAGATAATGCTGCAAATGTTAAGTCTGAAAATACTTTTGGGAATTCAATGATGGTAGATGGTAATACATATACTGTAGATATTAATACACAAGGAGGTGCGTGGTTTAAAGTTGCAGGAGAAAATAATATTGGTTCTAGTAATGAAAAATCATACGATGATGGTAATTATATTATTCCCCCAAGAACAAACGCAACACCCCAATTTGAATACGATTTTTCACCAAACGTAATTAAATTTTCGAATCAGCCTAATGGCGAAGCATATTTTGGGGGACAATGGTTAAATTTTTGTTTATTTTTTCCACAATTTGCAGTTGCCCATACAGGGGGTGATTCGAGCAGAACTCAAGACATGGCAGACGTGTATTTTAATAATTACATAAAAGACGAGTATTTTATGGTTGATAATAATCAAAAAATATTTGCTGGATTAAGTAATACAAAAAATTTAATGAAAGGGGATTCTTTTAGAACAAATTTCATTGTAGCCACAAGAAAAGAATTGGAAAAATTAAATCTAATAGATGCAAAGGGAATTAATATAAGAAAGTTTAATGAGGATGAAGACATTACACCAAATCCTAATAAAAGCATTCAACTATCCGCAAAAACATACATGTATCAACATGTGAAACGGGCTGGTGAAACCACAACAAGTAGACAATATAATAAATTTGGTTGGGATGATTACTCTGGTACTTATATTAATATACCACCAGACGAACCTGATACTGCTTATCTGTTCAAAGGAATGTATAATAATGATTGCATAAAATTGGTTCTAGGTCTAGGTCTCATATAAAATAATTTATCGGTATTTATTAATAAAAATAAAGTAGTGGAAATATTACTCAATAGCTATAAAAATGTTGCATCTGTCAATGTTGATTCATATGATAAAGTAGAGTTATTTAATAAGCCAACTGAAATTACAGAATATGATATTAGAAATGTACTTAGTGCAAGCGATGTGTTTGAAGCAGAAAGAGAAGCAAATCAAATATATAGAATATATGGGAAAATTGAGTATATGTCACTTTTAAATGGTTTAAAATTAAATTATAATCAATTTCAAGATTTTTTTTTACCACAAAAAACTGAATCGAAAAACATTCTAAATTCGTTTGATTTTTATCTGGTTAGAGACGCACATGCTGGTTATATAAGCGGTATAACCGTTAATGGAGTCACCAAAATTGTAAGATGTTTTGAGGTTATTGCAACACCGAATCAATTTGAATTATTTCCCGTTGGTTTTTCTAATAATGTATATGGTGAACAAGCATATGCATTTAACTTTAACGTTGATATTGATGTTTCAAATTATTATGATCAATTAATGTTTCCAGCAACTGAATTATATTTATATGTACAATACAAACCAACCACATCGCCAAACCCAATTGAATTAATGTATTATACCGAATGGTATAGTGACGGTACGAGTTCAATAAAAACATATCTACCATTGATGTTAAATATTGGCGACTTTGTTAAAACACTTAATAATAATAATATATGTGATCTGATAGAATATACTAAATCCGAATTTCTTCAAACACGATTATCTGAACAAACTATTTTCATCAGTACTCCATATGATACTAATACCAAAAAACTTATTTGGAAATATAACCCATTTATTCCCTTAAGATTAAGATATTTAGGTGATGATATTTATGCTGCAAATACTGGCAGTACTTCATATGATCAAGCAAATTCAATTCCTTTATATGCAACCTCAATTGGTAATAATAATTATGTATGGAGAGACATTTTATCACAAGGGTATTTTGACCCATTAACTGGTATTGGCGTTGACTATCCGTTTGTAAACAAAAAAAGATATTTGTTTACAAACATAATATTTGATGTTACGCCAGATTTAGCAGACGGAAATACCCTTTCAAAATTTAATGAAGTTTGGTTTAGCAGAAATGCAATTACAATAAATTATGCACCAATTGGTGATATTACTAATATAGGAAAACCATGCCAATAATTCGTGAAAAATTAAGAAGTATTGGACAAAACTTAAGCCTAAAACTTAATTTTAATTCAAACGATGATTTTATTGGAAGTCAACAAGAAATTAATGATTTAACTGAATTTAGTGCTCTTGATGTGGTAAATCCTGTTATTGATGTTGAAGAAAGAAAATTTAAATTAAATCCGCTTGTTGGGACATCTACAATTAGTTTCTATTTTTATAATCCGAATGGTATTACCAGTAATAATAATTCAATACCAGCTGAGATTTATTATAACCCCGCATTAATTAATAGTTTAAAAGCAAATAATGCTAGTGGACAAATATTTTCAATTACATTTAAATATACTATTGATGCAAGTTGTGATAATAGTGGAACTAATGGTCAAGACCCAACACAAGCTACAAGCAATTTTAATATATCAACCAATGGTGGAATTAGTTTTATTACAATCGATAGCGTTTATGCTTCAGTATCGGGGGGAAATTATCCAAATTCACAATCAGATTCACAAACAAAAACTAGTACATATGTAATTAACGGCGTTACTGATGTTACACAAATAGTTGTTGGCGGTGGTATTGATTGTGATATGGGATTAAACGGAAAAAGTGGGGGTGTTACTGTTATTATTGATTCCGCAACATCCAATTCTGGTTTAGTAAAAATTATTTGTAATAACACATATTCTTATAATTGTTCAGGCGAAAACTCAAGCTGTGGTGGTATATCATCAACCCCAACCATTCTTTCATATGATACATCATTTATTAATGCTGGTTTTAGTCAAGCAGAGATTGATGGAAATAGTGTTACAATGCTTAATAGTTTTTTTATATTGGACTTTTATGATACTTATGATATTAATACACAAGTAAAATTATTTACAACATATTTAACAAAAATTGGTAACAAATCTCAATATGTTATCAATGCAAGTACCAAAAATCAATTATATGATTTATATATTCCAGTATCATTTATTGAATCACAAATAAATAATATTGTAAATGGTTATGCTAAATTTACATTCTATAATGCCAAAAATGGAAAAACCACACTATTTTATAATCAAGATAATATAAGTATCGGTACTTCAGAAAAAATGTATTTTAAAATTAATTTAGATTTGATTAATAAAACATGGAAGGTTATAGGTGCATCATCCCCAAACATGAATGCAAATCAATTAGTAAATAGTACTCAATACAATAACAGAATTGACAACACTATTATTAATACCAATAATATTAAACAGATTTTTCCTCTGGGAAATAAATACCAATCTAATGAAAATTCTTATACCGTTATTTAATGACGTAACCAAATTTTGGTCTTCTTGTTGTTTTAACGATTTCAAATTCTTTTTCGTCTTGAATAAACCCAAGTAATTTTATGGTATATTTTGACACAAAAAATCTATCACCATCAATATTCTCAATAGAATTTGCCTCAGCAAAATTGTCAAATACTAGTGGAACTGGATTGCCTTTAATTACTAGGTATTCTTGACGAGAAGCAAAATTCTTAAGTACTTGCTCGTCATACGTGTTAACATCAACCCTGTATTTTGTAAATAACACCACTTCATATGTTAAATCAACATTCGTTGGCTCAGGCATTTTAAATCTTAGATATATAACCTCACCGTTATCAAGAATTGGCACATCCATATATCTGAACTTACGCCCCTGTGCAATACGATACTTAGTACCAAGTCTAGTACCTGCTTGTTTTTCGGTGCGTCTTACTGTAACATATGGAGTTGGGATATTATGGTCTCCGTCCATTAATTTCCACGTCTTGCTCAGTTCACCCCATCTATCGTTATCTAAGTAGATGACAGACAGTGCATTACCGTCAATAACAACTTTCATTTCATTATTAACATAATCAAAAAGAGCTTGATCTAAATCTTCAAGTAAAATGGTTCTTGGGAGATATTTGGTTTTGGTATCGGCTTCACACATTAATTCCTCAATTCTATCAAACCCATATTTAAGATATTCAGTACCAATCTTAGGGGGATTGGTATCTAAAGTATATTTTATTTTTTTTGGAAAAGCCATTTAATTAATTTTTATATAAATACTTGTTTATTATTTATAATGTTTTTATATTTGAGAGTATTTATGTAAAGCAAATACTACACAACATGGAAAAACAAATTAAGAGTAAAATGCTAAATATTCGACTCGATTCAAATATTAGCGAAGAGTTTAAGAATTATTGTAAAAAAAACGGATATTCAATTTCTAAGAGAATTAGAGTATTAATTAGAAAAGAATTGAATAAAGAAATTGATAATATTAATTATGAAAATTGAAGACGTTTTATTTTTATCAAAATATGATAGGAATGAAAAGAAATTAAAAAATGAAAATTCATTATTATATGATAAAATAATAAAACATAACAAAAGGTTTATTAATATTATTTGGAGTAATAAATTATATAACTATATTAATAACATTAAAAATCCACCTAAATGTATTAATTGTGGAAATGTTGTTAAATTTCAAAAATTCTCAACTGGATACTCCAAATATTGCACAAACATGTGTCATTTAAAATCAAACAACACTAAAGAATTAAGAAAGCAAACTAATTTAAGTAAATATGGTGTCGAAAATGCCTTTCAGAGTGAAAAATTTAAAGAAAAGATTAAGCAAACCAATTTAAATAAATTTGGAGTCGAGAATCCAATGACGTTAATTGAAACAATTGAAAAATCAAAAAAAACCAACCTAAAAAAATATGGTGTTGAAAACTACTCACAAACAAACGAATTCATCAAAAAAAGTAAAATTACTTGGCTAAAAAAATATGGAGTAAATTCTCCAGCAAAAAACGATTTGATTTGTGAAAAAATAAATAATTCAAAAAAAATTAATTTTGTGAAAAAATGGAGCAAAATATTATGTTTATCTAAAGATAATATTTGTGTTCTAGATAATAACGTTGTTTTAATTAAAAATTACTGTAAAAAGCACGATAAATTTGAAATATCTAAAACAAATTTAATTAATAGAACCAATAGATCGTCAAAAGTTTGTACGGAGTGCTACCCAATATCCGAAAACAGTTCGATTAAGGAAATTGAAATTCGAAATTTTATTGAAGAAGAATTAAATATTTGTACCGAAAAAATAAAAATTGAAAATAAAGAAATTGATATATACATTCCATCACATAAGTTAGGAATTGAGTTTGATGGATTATATTGGCATTCGGGTGAACATAAAGACGATGGATATCATTTAAATAAAACAGAACTATGTGAAGAACGCGGAATTCAATTAATACATATTTTTGAAGATGAGTGGATTGGCAAAAAAGAAATTGTTAAAAACATAATTAAATCAAAATTAAACATATTTGATCGTGAAATATATGTTAGTGATTGTGCGATTAAGAGAATTAATCACAAACAATCGTCCGAGTTTTTAAATCAAAACCATATTCAAGGAAGCGTTAAAACTAAATATAATTACGGTTTAATATATAACGATGAATTGGTTGGTTTAATGTGTTTTAGTATTATTAACGATAAATATGAAATATTAAGATTCTGCGAGAAACTAAACACAAATATTATTGGCGGTGCAAATATGTTACTAAAACACTTCATCGATATATATCAACCCAAATCAATTTCCACATATGTAGATAGAAGATATTTTAACGGTGATTTATATAAACAAATGAACTTTATGTTTATTAATAATACCAAACCAAATTATTGGTATTTTAAAAGAGGTAAGTATGTTCGCAAACAATTTTCAAACGAATCAAAGGAGGAAAATGATTTAAATAAAAATGAATATTTAAGAATATTTGATTGTGGTCAAACAAAATTTGAATTATCTCTTTGTTTTTAATATTTAATTGCTTATATTTGCCTACTTAAAACAGTAAATATGTTAGTTGAGAGGAATGAACATAAAGAAGAAAATGGAGATGTTGGATATATTGAGTCTGTGTTTCAATCAGATAATATTTTAAAAACAACATATTTCCCCCAAATGCAAAGATTGTACATTGCATTTAGTAGAGGTCATACATATTCATACGGAAACATTAGTCTAGAATTGTATGAGGAATTTGAGGAAGCCGAATCACATGGAAGTTTCTTCCATAAAAAAATAAATAACAAGACTTCATTTCCCGCCCGAAAGGAATTTACATTATATCCTGAAGAGGTCAAAGGCTTAAGAGAGATAATTAAGGAACGTTTAAATAAAGAAACTGATGATGACGACGAATAGTATTGAACAATATCAAAACATAGTGTTGTTAATTGAGCCAATATTAAAGTTTTATGCAAACGATAATAACTATGTTGAATACATGGGCAATATCTCAATGATTGCAGCAGATGAACACGGCAGCCAAGCTAGATTTGCGCTTACTAAAATTGAAGAATTATTAAACTCAAACACAAGCTTTGGAGATGAGTTAAGCAACAAAATAGCCGAAATGACGGGCATTGTTGATAATCTGGATACGATGAACGAGGATGAAATATTAAACGCTTTAAAGAGCTTAAAATGAAAAAAAATGAGAAAAATGTTGGCATAGAACAACTCAGGAAATTAAAAGAAGAAACCACAGAAAGATGGCGTAAATTAGGGTTATTGGAAGGTTTAAATGGGCTTTACAAAGGAAATGTTGCTGAATTATTTCAAAGCGAGCTTAGTTATATTATACCTGAAGATAATATTAATGAAAATATAAAAACGATGGACACCTATTTTATCCCTGAAATTTCTGACTTGAGGGTTGGATATGAATGTGAAGTACAAGAAATAATAAGTGCTATAAGTCATTGTGTTGACGATATTATTAGAACCGATTTAACTTATGATGAAAACTGGGTAAAGGTAAGTATAGATTATCCAGTATATTTAAAATTACATCACTACTTAGAACTATTAGAAAGTGGACATCTACGAACCTCTTATCTTACCAAAGAAGAAATAGAAGCCGAAGGATGGGAAGAAACTGTTTCGCATGGGGTTTTTGGAAAGAAAGAAAGTAAAGTTGGTTATCTTCAATGTGTTGGAGAACCACCATTAATTTGGATAGCAATAAACGATCAAGAAAAATATCATGGTGAATGCAAATCCATCAATGAATTTCATTATATATGTAAACTATTAAAAATTAAATAAATGAAAATAAAAGAATTTATTTCAGATTTATCCGAAATTTCGGACGGTAATATCAAATCGAAGGGTTTGGAAAGAATAAAAGACATTCTTCTCTATCACACAGAAGAATTTAACGATGTAAAAGAACTTATAATAATTGACACCCCTTCAATGAAAGATGTGGATGAAAATATTTATGATTCTGTAACCATATCGGTAAAAGAAGATACTAAATTAACTGGAAAGGTTTATTTATATGAAATTTATCTATCACCACTAACGTGGGACGTAAAATCGTTTACAACACCAGTAAAAAATGGTGCAAGTATTAGTCCTGTTATTTATGACGAAATAGATTTTTCACCAAATAGGCGAATTATGTTATCTTGGAGTCCTGCGATGGCTCAGGACTTAACGACTATGACAAATAACCATATTCTTGAAGATGGACTTAGAATATTGCTACATGAAACATTGGATGATGTTTTAGATAATCCTAAAGATTATATGTATGATGGAACACGAAGTGTTATGATTAGAGGTATTTTTAATCCGAAAGAAATTTTAATCAATATTTAAATTAAATAATTATGAAAGGTACAACAGGAATTAGAATCAGAAGAGAGAGTGCTAGAAAACAATTTGAAGCACAACTTAAAAGAGGGACTAAACCAGAAAAGGTTAATGGTAAAACAACCAATAACATGATTGCATTAACCCCTGCAGATATCACACGCATTAATCGTGAGATTGAAAGGATTGAAACTAAAAAGAAAGTGAGTTAAAGATGGATAGGATTATTATAGTTAGTACTGGTTTGGATAGTAAGTACGAGAACGTTATCAAGTCATTAAGTGATGATAAATATTTAATTGAAAATATTAATAAGTATCGTAAAGTGCTGGAATCCGATAATATTGACATTTTTAAACAAGAAAATAATATACTAGTAACCGAAAAGGGATATTTTCTTGCAATATATGAAAAAGCAATTGAATGTGTGGTTGATTAAAATATAAGTAAATGAAACAATATTTAGATTTGTTACAGAACATCATTGATAATGGTGTCGAAAAAGAAAGTGGTAGAGCTAATATGCCAAATACTATTGGTATATCAAAAGCTGATATTAGAATGGATTTAAAAGATGGTTTTCCATTACTTACAACCAAAAAAATGTATTGGAAAGGCATAGTACATGAGCTTCTGTGGTTTTTACGTGGAGATACTAATATTAAATATCTTGTCGATAATAACGTAAATATCTGGAATGGAGATGCTTACAGATGGTATTTAAAATACATAAGCACTTTGGTTGAACCAGAATATGATTATCTTCAAGAAGATATTATTGAAAATAAAATCAGACCATTCACAATGGAAGAATTTATTCATAATATTAACATAGGATATTTGGGCAGTGATTCTACATATAAACTTGGCGACCTAGGAAAGGTCTATGGCTATCAATGGAGAAATCAAAATGGTGTCGATCAGGTTAAAGATGTGTTAGATGGATTGAAAACAAATCCATATTCACGATATCATGTAATTGATGGGTGGAATAAAGCCGACTTCCCCGAAATGGCGTTGCCACCATGTCATTTGCTTTATCACTTTATAGTTAGACCATTATCGTTTCATGAAAGGCTTTCCTATTATGATGGTGAAATGTTTGATACTGAAGACCCAAATGCGTATTCAAAATTTTTTGATAGGCAGAATATTCCTAAATTTTACCTTGATTTGAATATGTATCAAAGAAGTGTCGATACAGCGTTAGGTTGCCCGTATAATTTGGCTTCTATGTCATTATTATTAATGATTTTTGCTAAAGCGTCTAATATGATAGCAGGTATTGCAAATTGGATTGGTGGTGATACTCATCTATATGTTAATCATGTTGAACAAGCAAAAGAACAAATTGGTAGAGATTTAACTTTAGACGAAATGTTAAATTTGGTTTCCAAAGAAACTAAAGAACAATTTGATAACAATATTGTTAAATTACCCATATTTGGAAATACACCAGTACGGTCTAATGAAGGAAAAATTGCTTTATTAAATGAAGATTTTAATGTTCCAAAACGTACCAGAGAACCATTTCCTCTACCAACAATGAAAATTAATAAAGAATTAAATTCGTTGGATGATATATTGTCATTAACTATCGATGATTTTGAATTGCTTAATTATAAATCACATCCAGCAATTAAATATGAACTATTTGTTGGTTTAAAAAAATAAAAATGGTAACCTCAATTGAATTTATTATTGAAGACTCATGGCGTTTCATTTTTACCGAATACCTTGAAGGTAGACCGATACATGAAATTGTGTTAAAATGTCGAAATATTGGTTGGGATTTTGATGATGACGAAATAAATGTAATTATCGATGAATTAATTGAAATATATTATTAATAATAAAAATTATGGAAGAATTAAATGTTACTGGAATTGGGGATGTTACTGTTGATGACGTTATATGGTTCGAAAATAACCGCAACGTTATCTTAGATCGTTTTGTTAATAAAATTAAGCGTAATTCGTTTACTGATGAAGAATATCACAAATTTCTTGAGAGTCTTTTAAGAGTGAATAAACAACTTAAAATGATTCGAGATATTACAATAATTCAAGAAGCTATAAAATAAGATTAGTTAATTATGACACATTGAATGACAATATTCTATATATTAATATTATTACTAACAATAATAATTCTTTTTGTTTCATTTGCAATATATTTCTTTTTAAAAAATGGAACG